TTAGGCTTCCTGGTAAGAGAGAATCTGAATGATGCGCTTCTCGAAATTGACGAAGATGTTAAGGTATATGCCATCGTCAGTAAGGAGCGTGGTTCCGTTGTTTTCCTCGGTGATAATTTTCTTTTGCTCTGTGCCCATGAGGTTATTTACCAGGTCGTTTGCCACCATAGCCAGGCGGAGATTGTCTGAGTTATCCTTTATCCATCTGACATCCATAGAGTTACCATAAACTTCTGCATGGCAGGCGTTAGAATAGATGAAACCTACAGCCTCGTTGCATCCGTCGTCCGTATACTCGTCATCGTCGAACATATTCTCCCACAGAGTGTCATGATAGAGATCGTTCTCAATATCGAATTCACTCAGATTTTTTACATTTACATCTACTATTTCCATAATCATTCTACTTTAATTGGTTAATACTAGGAGCGTGAAACAATAATGTTCCACGCCTTGTTCGGTTTTACACCGGCAGAGACACGATGTATTCCTTCTTCTTCTTTCGTGTTCTGCTCTTCACAGTGAATCCACAAAAATCTCTCAGCCACCCGGCAGCATTGCCGATGAAAGGCTCGTTCACCATAAGGATAGGACGGAGCATTCCGTTCTTCTTCATGAACTGATAGTCGGTGAAGTCGAACGGATCATCCAGGTCCTCACTCTTCTTTGCCCATATGTTCACGTCGAGATAGTCGATGAAGTCTCCCTCTGGCGGGTTGTCCATCTCGATGAATCTCTTTGGAGTCAGGAGAATCGTTTCTTTCGCCTCATGGGTCATAAAGAAATTCTCTACAACCTCATTGAACTTATTCATGTCCATCTGTTTCTGGACAATGCCCTTTCTCTTCATGATGTCGGAAGCTTTGAGCATTTTTGTTTCTCTTCTTGCTGTTGCCATAATTCAAAATTTTAATTGGTTAGACATAGTACCCCGTCATTCCTGACGAGGATTTTTGGCTAGTGTGCAAGGAATCCTACCGCCTGCCCCTTACCGATGGACCAGCATAGTCTGTCTTCCTTCAGGCACTCTGTGCAGTTTCCGGTACACAGACGTGTTCCTTCCGGAGCAGACGTTCCGCTCTCGAAGATAGGATGCGCCTCAGGGAATCCATGGCGGTTATCCATCTTAAGACCAAGCCATCCGCTGAATAGGATATGCATGTTCTCTGGGATTACATTGCCCTCATCGAGATACTCGTTGCATACATCGAACATCTTCGTGAACGCCAGGAACTTGGTATCCTTGTGCTTGCGTGCAATATCGCACATCTTGTCAAGATACCATTTATCCTGGATATCACCACCGATATGGAATCGGAAGGCGCGAGGGAATCTGTAGTCGAGATACCCGTCAATCTCCTTGAAGTATCGCTCGGGATCCTCATGATAGATTGCCGAGTTGATAGCTCTCGTCTTGATTACCTCCTTGTAGATAAGGTCGTTTCGCAGGTCGTAGCAGCTCTTTGCACAGATAGCGCAGTTGCCGCAGTCCATGACCGGGATGAGTGATATGGAAGGGATTGCTCCCAATTTTGTATTGCCATCGCTAATCTTGACGTGTAGGTTTTCTACGTTCTCTAATGCGTTCTCATAAGCTGCCTGTGCCTTTGACAGACGAGTCTTCATTCCTTCCTTACCTAATGTCCAGTAATTTCTACTCATAATTCTAATTTAAAATTGGTTAAACTTGTGGAACAAAAAACCGGCGTGTCTCACGACAGACCGGCTTGAACCATTTAAACAAAATTTAGTTATGATATGAGTAGTCAGCCGCTTCTAACGACTGACATGTTTGGCTAATCTTTCGGTACATTCCAGTGGAATGAAATTATAGCTTCTCCATTATAGATGGAGAATGTTACGATAAGTTTCATATCTTCCTCGCGCTCGTCATCTATGTACTGCTTATGCTCCGAAATCACTGCGGTAAGAAGGTGACAGTCGTCTCCCGTTATGTTTCTGATTACCGCATTTCCGAAATCGTCAAGCTTATCCATACTGCGGAATGGCTGCGGAATGCATTTAAGCTCAACAAAATTATCCTTGATGGTAGCCATTACGGGAACTCCTGCAATAAATCCGAGGTATGTATTCCCGGAGAATGAATAGCTTCCGTCATCGAACATGTTTTCTTCCCACCAGTCTAGCATGACGTTCTTGTTGTCAAGAGGAGCAGGAGCAAGCTTGCTCGTATTGATCATCTTCTTTATTTCCTTCATAATTCTTTATTTTTTTTGGTTAAACATTGAATCGGTTACCGAATCAGTAACCGACTTTTGGCTAGAATGGTCCCCGGCTGGCGCCTTGCTTTAATAGTTCGATCTAGAGAGCTTTAGCTCGAAGGATTACCTCCAGTAGTGACTGGAGGAGATCCTTCGTTGAAGAAGCTCTTGTGAATTTCTGCCGAGCCACCATTCTTTAGGCGGCGAACCTTACGTCTGATGATTACTTGTTCTCGCTCTTGGCTTTCTTCCATTCAAGAATCTTGCCCTGGACGCTGATATTATTGTCCTTGATAAGCTGCTTGAGTACACCGAGCATCTTCCAACCCTCTTCATCGTAGAGCTTGGCTTTAGACTCAAGTTCCTTCAGAGAATTTGTCTCTGACATCTTTCGTCCGTTCTTCAGGAATCTTGCTCCGTGGAACATGATGAGGTTTCTCATCGTGTAGTAGGAACCTGAACCCTTGTAGGCAGTAATGAACGCATCAGCCTGCTTGGTATCCCACGCGAGATGCTTGCGGTTCTTGTTGAACTTGCGAACGGCATCGTAGAGTTCCTTGTAGGTTTCTACAGCACTCATCTTGTTGGCAAGGTCACGGAGAGGATTGTATACCTTTCTCTCCAAGTCAGCGACGAAGATGTTTTCGTTTTGAAGACGGATATAAGGATTACCCTTGCAGGTATGCTTGTATGTCTTCTTCTTTTTTCCATCCTTGTCTTCCTTGACAGTGTAGATGCACTTGTCGTCGATATAGCTGCGGAGCTTGCTGATGTAGTCAATAGCCATGTCGTGTGCTACAACTCCGTTGAACCAGCGGTTTCTCGCCTTGAGATTCTCGTAGTCCTTGTGGTCACACATCTTCATCTGAGCATACAGCTCGTTCTCCAACATGCGCCACTGGTACTCGTAGCCTTTCTTCTGCAACACCTCGTTGAATGACTTGCCGTCCTTCTCCATGTCTCGCAACATGTGGAACATCTGACTCATCACCCAACGACGGAAGAGCTTCCAGTTACTTACGTATCCACCATCGACAATCTGCTTGCCTACCGCATCGATGGTTGCATCGTCCATATCAACAGGAACAGCCGCACCATTTTCGATTTTGATAAGCTGATCATCACCGAGAGGGAAATATTTACTAGTATCAACACCTGCTGCCTTAAGAGCTTCGAGACGCATCTGTGCCTTGGTCTTCTTACCTGTAGCCTCTACATTGTTAGTTACGATGTTCAAGTTCTCACCAGTGATTGTTACAATCTGCTTCATAATTCTAATAATTTTAAATTGGTTACTAAAAATTTATTTAACTCTAGTGGATGAGGCTTACGCCCCACCCTTGTTTGGCTCAACCCAGTCTCTGAGGATAATCAGGTCCCTGTCATTTTCAGACTTCCAGAACCATCTTCCCCACCTGTTCTCCCATGCAAGGTTGCCTCTTAGAAGCTGAATCAGTATGTATAGCTCCAGCTTACATCTAGCTACCTCTCGTCGCTCACCATACATCATATCTTCGTCTGAGAGCTCTTTCTCAGGCAAAGCCTTGAAGTAGTAGCGGCGATGGGATTCAGAACGCTCTGATGGCACAGAATGCTTGTATGCGGCATATCTCTGCTCTATCGCGAACAGGACTACTGCATGTGTCAGGTAAGGTGTATCTTTCGGCTTATCTTCCTCAGACATTACTATCTTACCATTCATCCTACATGTCCTCTTCTGGAAGTTGATGGTGAACTTAGCACCATTCTCAACTGCATTGATAATCTCGTCGTATGTCATAATTCTATTGTATTGGTTAATAGGGATAGTGCTTATTCTAGCACTATCAAATTGGCTTCTTCGAGTTCATCCTTACTCAGTACATCTTCGTCTTCTCCGACGTGGATATAGAACTTATCTCCGTTCGCCCACTCCATTGCACGCATATACAACCAGTGAGCATCCTCGATAGAGAATCCGTCTGCACTTACAGAATCAAGCATCTCACCCATGCAAACTTCTGACGTTTCGTACTCTTTCTTGATTTCCTCAAGCTTCTTTAGTAATTTGCTGTTCATAATTCTTAAATATTGGTAAATAGGAGTGCGCTCAGAGAATCTGTTGCGTAACTATAAGGTCTTGATAAATACTGTATCTAAGTCCTGACAGATCCAGGTAACCACCTGGATCTTCAGGATGATTGATACCGTATTGTACAATCTATTCTCCTTGCGCACCATTCGGCTCGCAATAACCTAGTCTGACTCAACCTGATACGTTGCATTGCTTTAAGTTTTTGATTAAGGACGTGGCATTGTTATGAAGCCAACCATCAGGAAGCGTACGCTTCCACATCCTTGGCTTCAGAATCAATGAAACGCTCAATGAACTCTCAGAACTTGCCAGACATCGCTGCAATGCGCATGACTTATCTCATGTATTATGTTGCATGGATATATGTTCGTGATTCAACCCCGTGGATTGGATACCAGCGCCTGCGGAGATATCGGCAGGCGGCTGGTATACCACTCACGTGGTATTAAACCTCATACTCTTGATAAGTCGTGATGCAATTCACATGGTTGTTTGTAGGTACACTCATAGGTCTGTTGTCTTACTTATAGGCTGATGATTTAACCCGCTTGCCGATACGCGAGATTTCTGGTATTACCAGACATATCGCGTTGATACAAGGCGGGTTGAATAAACCGATACCTCCTCGTGTACCTCGTTTGGCAATAACGTTGTCTTCATCTGAGAGCGTGGCACGTAGCTCTAGCAGTTTGATTTGAGCTGTTATGTATCGCCGGAATACCCGGATAGTGTTCCGGGGAGGCCGGCGAGATTCGTAACAGTTCCGTAAACTCTGCTCTCCTCTGAAGACTACCCTCGTGCTCGGGTGGTTCCATGACCGATGGCTCGGCACAATACTTTATGTTTCTGATTTGACACAGGATTCGCCAGAATAGGTGATCCAGGACAATGCGCCCACTGCGCAGCCGTCCAGGATCAACTACTCTGGTTAAGAGACCTGTTGCATAAACTTCAGCCATCCGTCAGGGATTAGTGGTGTGCGCCACCGGTGGTGGTCATACGGAATGTCACATTTCTGTACTTCGTTGATGAGCTACGCCTTGTGCGGTTATATGAACATCCATGCATTGTCGGATGTTCAGATGATGTTATAGAGGCGTCGCCTGAATCGGTCCGTCCTTCTCCCACGTCCGTGTGCTCGGTTACAGAGTCTGCCGGTCAGAAGTTGCTGCGCATAGCTGTATCAGATTGATAATGTCCGGTTTAGGACGAGCGTAGGACCATCTCTTACTAAGAGATTGGTCCATGCACTCCGCAACCGGGATATTTAAAACCTTGTGTCTTCATTCCGGCAAAATCCTTGCGCTAGGATGCTCATCTACAGAGTATTCACCAATGTGTTGTACGCTGCCCTGCTCGTTCGCAAGGCATTCTGAGCACAGCCGATTGATAGATACCCCTTGATTTCGCTCTCTGTCTTACTTCTGTTGGCTTTCACGTTCCTTCCACGACCTCGGTCTATGCAACCTACAGCCTGAGTCTTCACGTATCCGAGACCACCGACCTTTCTCTTGCCTGTCTTGACCGCACGGATGCAGTCCATGACGAAGGTGTTGAGCTTGTCGATGTCCTCTTTCACGTTGATGACCGGAAGAACCTGAGTGGCCCATGAGTAGTCGCAATATCCCTTGTAGAGATACCTATTTACGGCATTGATGGCTTTCGTCATCGTGGTGTCACGCTTCTTTATCGTCCTCTTCTCAATCTCCTTTTGGAAGGTCTTGATACGTGTGGACGACAGAGAGATATTGTGACCCTTTATGGAATATCCGAGGAACTTGAACCAGTGATTAGCGTCAAGATACTCAACCTTCTTTGGGTTGAGCGTCATCTGCATCATCTCCAGCTCGCTCTTCATGATATCCATGGCTTTCTCATAGTCTTCACCGACAAACAGCGTATCATCTGAATAGCGGACGTAATATCCGTTAAGCTTAGATAGCTTGTCGTCAAGATGATAGAGAATTACATCAGCCAGCCATGCTGCAACAGAACATCCCTGCTTGAGGGACTGATACTTCTCGAAGAGGTTGTTGTCCTCATCGAAATAGATATCTGTGTGATAGTAGTCACGAATGACATCTATCAGCACAGATTTTCCGTACTTCTCCTCTACCTTGTCAAATGCCCAGTCGATGAACCGAATGGGCACAGAATCAAAGTACTTGGAGAAGTCACCTTTCCATCCAATGATTTTACCATCTGCCGAGTATATTATCCGAGACACATCTTGCACCACACGACCGCAGCCGATACCCTTTTGGTATGACGTACAGCGTGGATGCACCATCTCTGGCATCAGCTCGAACAGGAGGTCGTTTGCTATACTCAAAAGGATTCTATCTACAGGCTCATTCACATAGACTGTACGAAAATCTCCGTTGTCTTTTGGAATCTTTGCTGTGTGTGGCGGCATTATCTTGTAATTTCCGCTCTTGATCCTCTGATACATAGCCAGACGAGCCTCCGGCGTTGTAAGCTGATACATTACTGCTTTGTTCATGTCCTTGAATAAGCCTTTCTCGATAGCATACTGCCATCTGGCTTTTTCGAAGAACATCTCTAGGATTCTGTCTTCATTCATAATTCTTATGTTTTGGTTATTGCGCGCAGTTCTTAGCTGCGCTTTTTAGGCAATGTTACTTCATCGCAAGGGAAGCACTGGTCTATAGGCCACCAGTATTCATTATCAATCCCTGCGAATCCTCTTTCCTCTGAAACGTGAGTGACAACGTGTTCCTTTGATTGGGAATGTATGTCGCAGTATACCCTCGTTCCTACTTTGATTTTCTTCATATCTCTAATATTTTTGGTTATTGGTAGGGAGATTACTCTCCCCGTTTGGCTAGTCGATGTGCTGGAGTGCTACGCTGTCATCTTCTTCGGATTCTCTCCAGTACTCCTGATCTGGTTCGATCTCGATAACCTCACCTGAGAAATTGTCAGCGTCAAGAATAATATCGCTATTATTATAGGCATCCTGTACTTTCTGTACGGCTTCATTCTCACTCTCAGCATCAACGCTGACTACCTTGTTTAAATGCTCTGTGACTGATACGTAATATCTCTTCATAATCTTTAATAATTTGGTTAATAATGGAAGTACGCAGAATGTGCGTACTATTCAGGCTAAGTCCAATCCACGGCAAGGACAAAATTGATAATGTTAATATTGTATCCGTTTTCCACTATATACTTGATAATGGCACGTTTTACGAAATACTCCCTATCTGTGTCAGAAGACTTGCTGTATGCTTCTGAGAAATACTTGAACCCGAAATAAACGGATTCCTTCAAGACGTATCTCTTAAACACCTCTGCAACAAATCTCCTGCCGCCCTTTCTGTCTAAAATTTCATCTATAATCATAATTATCTATCATTGGTTAATAGTGATAGCCCGGAGGCTATCTTTAGGCTAATGCGTTCAATACTCTGTGGGCGTTGTATGCGACAGGATTGTTGTACTTTACTCTCTCTCCCACTTTTTACGCTCACAAACTTTCAGGCAATACTCATGTGCTATATTCTCTGATAGTGCATCGAACGTGTTGTGTGTAACATCTGATGGCTTACCGAAATAAACTCTGTAACCATCCCTGTAGCATACTATACGTCTGCCAAGTCTGTAGATGGTTCTACTGCCCTTCTCTACAAATGTAATTCTTTCCATAATTCTCTGTATTTGGTTATTGGTAGGTAGCCAACTGACTACCAATTTTAGGCTTCGTTCCATGCTTTCCACGCTTCATCAGTATTCTTGGTGATTGCCTCGTTCCAAAGTTTCTCCAATTTATAGAAAATCTTCTGGAAAGCCTTCGATGTTGTCTTTGGGTCAATGCGCTTGCCGAGATAAGGTCGATTACGTGTAATCGTAATTTCGTCCTCGCACCAGCAACACCTGATCATACCATACTCCGTAGGAGAACAACCTAGGTAAATTCCTTTTGCGTCATAACGCTCTTTACGTAACCACTTCGGGTAAGGAACGTAAATGGTCCATGCGTCCACACAGAAACGGAACTTCTTTCTTGTGTCGTGATAAAGTTTCAATTTCATAATTCTTTGTATTTTGGTTGATAGAAGAGGAGCATGCAAGCTCCCCTTGTTAGGCTGTTTCTTTTAGCTTGATTCCATTCTCTTCGAGAGCGTCTTTAATCAGCTCGTCAGAGTCCTCGTAGTACTCTCCCCAACAGGAGTCAATCTGTTCCCAGTCGTAGGAATCAGAAGATTTACCGTCTTCGTACAATTTTGTATACGGGCGTTTCTTTTCTAGGACGTAACCTTTTACATCACCCCACATCCACATACCAATATTCTTGACTTCGCTCTCAAACAGCTCGATGGCACGATTCTTCCAGTTCTTGGTATTTGTATCAACCATCTTTTTGAAGCGCTCCTTGTCGCAATAGGCATATCCTCTAACATAATCTCCCTGGCTATATCCACTGGAAGACCACTCGTAGAATGCTATATCCTTGCAGTTTTCAAGGAGATTAATAAAATCATCTTCTTCAAGCTCTTCTGTAAGCTCATCCCTAACATCCTCGTTCTTCAGTTCGTTAGGAGTGAAATCTCTGATGTTGTACCACTCGTTCTTGCCGATGCTGAATCTTGATTTTCTTTCAAAACTCCACATGTGGCACGACTTGTCGTATTCGAGACACAGATGATCGCAATGAAACATACTATTGATATACTTGATAATCTTCTTTTGTGGAACATACTTGCAGACAAGCTCTTTCAAGGCAGCCTCTGCATTTTCAGCGTCGACTTCACTGCTACAACCACGAGAAAGTTCCCTGTTGTATCCGTAATCAGAATAGTCCCAGAAGTAAACGCCTGCCAAATCCCATTCTGTGCAAGGGCATTCAGCATCCTCATCCTGGTAAATGGTGATTCTGTAATCACCAATCTCCTTCTTAGCAAATTCGTAACTCATATCTAATATCATTTAAATGGTTTAACATTGAATATCCCCATGCTAGGGGATATTGTTAGGCTTCCTCATAATCTTCCTCCATCATGGAGTGAGCCTCTTCAAGCTCATTCGAGAAATTGTACTTGATGTTGTACGTGCCGAATGCCTTGAAATACCATTCCTCTAGGTACGCTCTATCCTCGTTAGCCTGCTCGCTGTCTTCTGCTGCATCAAGTCTGGCTACCATCTGAGGATAAAAATCGTAGTAATCGTCGCCATCATAGTCCGTCGCCCAGAACGTACCTGTAACGTGTCTAGGATAATCGTTGTACAGATTGGCAAAATTACCATCCATGCGCTGGTCATTAAGATGGAGATATTTCTTCATCTCTCTGTTTACCTTATGGGTAAACTCCCATGCAAGAGACTGGATATTCTTTCCGTACAAATCGGCAATGTATTCTTCCAGATCATCTGCGTCATCGAAATTATCAAGACACTCACGATATAGGCTCTCAATTACCTTGGCGAAGCTTTCAACACCGATATAATCGGCTACTTTCTCGATAACCTCACCCTTGCTGTTCATAACAACTTCTACAATATTCTTTTCCATAATTCATCTGTTTAATGGTTCATAATGGCTCCCCACGATGATGTGGGGAGTTTTAGCCACATATGGCAATGTCGCCATAATTTCTGTAGAAATGCTTGTATGCCTCAAGACCACTGGCAGCTTTCAAGTCTGTGACCTCTAGCTTACCGGTATCCTTGCGTACACCTCTGCAATAGAGTATGTATTGTCGTGCGTCCACTTGATGAGGTCCACACGCCTAACAGGATTCTCTACTGACTCAACGATTTTACACTTCAGTAAATCGTCATTCAGGATTTTCTCTAAATCACTCATAATTCTGTAATCTTTGGTTAATAGAAATCCCCACCCGTGTGAGTGAGGATTGGTTTGACTAATCGAACTCACTTTCGTCCTGCTCGTACCACCAGTCCTGGAATCGATTCGCAACCTCTTCCAGTGCATACTTGGCAAATGTGTCATAGATATTTCTGCTCTCGCCCTCGTTAAAAGGAGCATACAGAGCCTTGCCGATAGCATCATAGGTGACGGATTTGTCGTCCTTGAAATTTCCGAAGCCCTTAATCATCGTGATAAGGTCTTCTCCCAAATCATCGGCAAGCTCGTGCATATTCTCCATGATAGCACTCTTGTTCTCGTTCCAGAACTTGCTTGTCTGAGAAAAATAACAGAATCCAGTGTACCCGTCATTTGCATTTCTGCAACTATCGAGAGAATTAAGCAGTGTGTCTTCATTAACACCGCCAAGCTGCTCTACTACGGCATATGCCATCTTTACGAATGATGGATTATCATTTTCCTTGATAAACGCATCCCATACTTTCTGTATATTCATATTTCTGTATTTTGGTTGATAATAGAAACAGACAAGCGCACTATACGCTTGCCTGTAATTTTAGCCAAAAATGTAGATAGCCGTAGTTCTTGCACAAATGGCATACAGCTTTCCGCTGTGACCACGGAACAGCATTCCGTTGCATCCGTACACACCGGAAGAATAGCCTACCTGACTATATTCTTCCGGGATGGCTGCACGGCTTGAACTGTGTGTTATATCCTTGGCAGCTCCTACTCTAACGAGTCTCTTCAACTCTTTCTGTGTCATTTTCTCCATAATTCTTTAATTTTGATGGTTTAACATGGTTTCTGTGCAGATAGACTGCACAGAATGTTTGGCTAGAACTTGCGAGGTCGCATGCACGATTGCTCAATCTCCTGAGCTTTCTTGTCTGCACGCGCTACACGTCTGAAATACTCGCTCTTGTCGAGGTTCTTGCGTCTGCACTCCTCGCTGATAACTGCCTTGTGACTCGCTACGAGCCTGGCAAGGAACTTTCTGTCTCCGTCTGTCATAATTCTGAATTTTATTGGTTAATAATAGAAGGCGTAGCAAATAACTACGCCGGGTCTGGTCTAAAGCTGTACGTAAGAAGCCACTCGCCATTTAATGCGCTGAGAAACTTCCTTGCGGCTCTCTCTCCCCATCCTCGTGGCTTGTAAGCATCTTCTTTCAAATACTTTTCTATAAGCTTCTCTAGCTGAGTCTTTTCTTCTGCTGTCATAATATATTCTGTTTTGGTTAATAGCAGGCAGCACATTATCGTACTGCCCAGTTCTGGCTCAGAGATTGTACACCGGACTTTCTGAAGCACACAGAATCGTAGGACCGGTGAGGATGGAGAATGCACAAGGGTCGAAACTCTCGATTTTCTTCATGCTCTCGATTTTCTTCTGTACTATATCACGTATGGATGACAGATTAAGTCTACCGTCAATAGGCATGACAGAATCCATGCCCACCATTTCCACTACGCTCACCTCATCGGTGAATCTCATGTTCACAAGGTCAAACTTGTTAATCTTATGATAAAACTGAATCCACTTGCTCATAATTCTACATTTTTGGTTTGTAGGAGAGGGAGATAAAACTCCCTCAATTTTAGGCTGAATGCTCCTTGATGAAGTCTGTGAGTCTCTTGTACTCACACTCCAGCTTTTCTCTGTCAAGCACGCAGGAGAGATGTAGGTGTAGGTATTTGTTGACCTTACCATACATGATGGTGTAGGCATGGCAGACGATGTATTTGCCCTCAGGATCTACGTCTACCTCCAGACCAACCTTATTCTTGCCGAATATGTCACGCTGAATCTCCTGCAATCTAGGCAGAATCTTGTCGCGCAGATATTCTCTGCTCTTCTCTTCCAATTTAGGGTTCTCTAATTTCTTCATAATCTAAAATATTGGTGAATAGTATGCGTGACAATCGCCACGCACATTTAGCTCATGCACAATACCGCAATCTCAGAGAAACTCTTGGAGATAGTTTTCTTGCTACGATAATCTCTGTAGCCCTTAGTATTGTTGCTATGCCACTGACGCGCTGCTATCTTGATCTTCTCCATCTCATGCATAAGCGCACGCTCAAAATTCTTCTGTGATTTTCTGTCTTGCATAATTCAATTTGTTTAATGGTTCTACATAGTATGCCCAGGAAAATGCCTGAGCACATTTTTGGCTACTCGTACTTGTTGAGCAGAAAAATCAGAATACAGCCGTCTCCGTTCATGAGCATCTGACATTTGTCCTCATCTGTAATGATGTTGGCGCAAATCTTTGCGAACATAGGAAACGGCTCATCCTCCATCTTGTCATGATATACTGCCAGGTATGTTCCAGGCAGCAGAGGACGTGAATCCTCAGGATCGCCGCCGAACTCATCGCACGCCTGTATAGGACATAGAACTCTCTGGATAGATGTGTGTGTACACATATCTTCCTCGCAGTCCATGCCCATCATGATATCAATTAACTCACACTTGCTTAATTCCTTTGTTATCGTCTTGTACATATTCTTAATATTTTGGTTAATAGAAGAGAGGAGCAGAAACTCCTCTCAGTTTTGGCTACTTTCTGAGACCTACGAACGTTGTAGTTCCCTCTTCTGTGTAACTGCCGTTCAGCTCTAAAATCTCGTTAGCCTGAGCTAACACAGTTTTTCTCAGCATCACGTTTGCTCTGTGACAATTCACGAGAGTAACTGAAACCATTACTAATGCAACACACACTACGGCAAACAATGCAACGAAAATATTCTTCTTCATAATTCTGTAATTTAATTGGTTAATACTAGATACCGCCCGAATATCTCCAAGCGGTAATTTTGGCTACATTTCACAGATATCCTCTATCTGCTGCTGAATAGCATCTATCATTATGCAGATAATGAATAGACCGCACATTTCAAGAACCGCAGAATATAACACGGCTTGAAAATCTCCAAGCAGAAATCCTGCGATAGCAATAATGCCACACACGAAACTTGTAACTAATATGAGCGCAGCTGACAGCACGCCCTTGCTGATTCTCTTTTCCATAATTCTTTTGCTTAATTGGTTATATTATCGTACTGCCTGGATTTCTCCAAGCAGAATTTAGCTAAATGTTTCCAAGCACAATTATCGTACTTTCCAAATCTCTTAAACTCCAGGAAGGATGAAATTCTCCAAGCGGAGTGTAGATCGCCACAGCTCGCGGAAATACCACTTGCCCTTTTTCGTACTGCTCCAAATATATACAAGCAGAATTCCGTAAAGAATTCCAAGCACATTCAGGAGAATTATCGTACTTGCCAAGCAAATGAATATTGGAGATGCCTGAATAAATCCAAGCACAGTTATCGTACTTGAATAAATAATCTGTCTTGCTTTCATATCTATATTTTTTTGGTAATTGTTCCGTAGCCACACACGACAATTATCGTAGTGGCTACAGATTTTTAGGCTAGAACTGCAACGGTAAGTCTTTTTCCGTTGTAGCTCATGAATTCTACGTGGCTGTATATTGCCTGTAAGTCTGCAATATACCGCTCCATCATTCTCTTTCCTCTGCAATCTAATGATATCGTACTCATAATTCTAAATTTGTTGGTTTGTAATTGTAGAGCAGAGATTTCTCCCCGCCCCGATTTAGCCATAGGAAGTACGGACACGTTTTTTTATTGTCTTCATTCTCTCATGTTTACTCCGTACACCTTCGCTTCAAATAATCGACACGTTCACACGCTTGATTAAAATCTGCTGCGAGCGTTTTAATTTCCGTTGCCTCGCTACCGTCCCCGTTCATGGATTCCAGAGCACCACCAATTTGGTGCGTTGCGCTTCTACGAGTACTGGCGCACACTGGGAGAGATTTCTCTTTCGGATATACCTCACGTGTGTTATTCTCTCATTACAACACGAATTGTGATTTTAACCACAAGGCTCACAACTGACAAGCCTGGCACGTTCGGAACCCGTCCACGTGTGCCACACGATAGAATATGAATTATGATTTCTTTCTATAAACTCTCATCTCGCTAGATGATACAAATCCCCTAGCCGTCGTGCCGTCTCATCTCATTCGACGCTCACGCCAGGAATTTTTGCGTATCTCTCGGATGGATGTCTCTGAGTAACACGTTACTCTCTCCCATCTCGGTGTGCCTCTCGCACTCTCGATTTACTGAGATACTTCTCTGAAATTTTGGCAATTAGTTCCCTGAGGGAGAATAAATTCTCTCTCTGAGTTAAGCCCACACACCACGACAAGGTTTACCAAATTGTGTGGGAAAAATAAGGACACGGCGACCCGCTCCAAGTTGAAAAACCTGGAGTAAAATTTCCCACTGGCTACCTATCAAATAGCCAGTAGGAAAAACTAGATAGCTAGATTTCTCTAGATACCTTTTTGTGTTACTTTTGCGCTGCTGCTAACTTTGCTTGCAATTCTGCTATCTGTTTTTGCAAGTCTGTTATGCTTTCACTCTTCTTCTTTGCTAACTTTGCACCACTTGAAAATGCTTGGTGCAAACTGCACAACTTACTACCTAAACGCTGCAAACTATCTATAATTGTAGTTTGTTTGTCTTTGCCGTTGTTATCAAACCAAGCAAAGAAATTAGGTAGTTTATGCTTGCGTGAAAACTCGCTAACTGCGCTACGCACGCACTCAGTCTGCAAATTGCAATAGCTTTCATCTGAAAGCACGTAATTTGTTGCTAATTTGTTGTACTTAGCACGTGCTTTCTCCAACTCTTTCTTTGCGCTTACTACTTCGCTATCTTTGCACTCACTCAATAGCTTTTTGCGGTAACTGTTGAGCACTTTAAGACTCTGCACTATAACTGCGCTACCTTTGCACTCGGTTACATAACTAGCAACCTTAGTACTTACGTGCTCGTAACCTAGAGCACCCTTTACAGATAATTCTTTCATATACCTAAATTGTCTAAATGAATAACAAGCAATATTGCTTGTTACCTACATAATAGCAAACCATATACCAAACAACCAGTAAAAAATTGAGTGTTTATGCATTTAACATTTTGTAAGTACTTGATTTATAGATAGTTAGCCGTTTGTAATAATTACAGCGTTTGTCAGTAGTTGTTAAGGTTTAAATAATTTAACGTTTCCGCCAACGTGGCAGACTTGTAACTATCTAATAATCAAGCATTTATAAAGCTATAGTGGCAGTAATTGTTAAATATTTAACTTAAGAAACATTAATCTTTACAAATTGCTAACTAATTGATTTATAGTTAGTTACACCCGCCAAAGTGGCAGTTTATGTTAAGGTTTTTAACTACTCATGTAATAACCTTTTACCAATTTCGTTAAAATGTATTTAATAAGTTAAACACGAATATTTATACATGAATAAATATGGTAAATATATTTTGGTCAAGTGTTTTGTAATAAGTTTTGATGTTTCACGCTATATTGATAATGCATAATTATGCAAGAAAATGAATATAAACAAAGTTATAAAGTATTGATTATTAAGTGGTTACATAATTTTTTTTATAAATATAAACCGACAATCTGAAATAATTACAAAAATAATGTTTCACGATGGTTTACACTATATAAACCGACACAAAGTGTAATAATTTCAGAAGAAACACCCCCACACCCCCTAAATAGCACTAAATCAGCGCGGTAGTCACCTCATCTAAAAATTTTTTCTTCCGAATTTTTAGTCTTTTTGTAAAGTTTAATTACTTTCCACCATAAAGGATAATTATGCATATTCATTCATCCGTTATTTATTAACATTTGATAGCATAAACTCTTACTTAGCAGACCAAACCATAAATGTATACCTATCCTTCATTTAATGTATACCTAAAATGTATATTTATACCCTTTATTTACTAGGGTTTTACTGGATATTCAGGATATTATCCGTATCTTTGTATTGTCGATATTTTATAGACGACATGTTGTAAGGACGACCTGACACGTGTTATCCTTCAGAAAGCCCCTGTTTATCGGGGTTTATCCTACACAATAACGGAAAATTAATATTATTATTGTACATAAATGGAAAATGGTATTGCTATAGACACATTGCACGCTCAGTTGCTAGACCTTTTGAGGCATGACGAGTACGGCTTCGAAGCGCTCCGTTGCCAGGACTGGGGTAAGGCAAACTCTGATAAGTACAACAAGCTGAAGTCTACTTTCATCAGGTCAATGAGACGTCTGGCGAAGAAGGCTCCGGTGAAGTACTACAACGGTGCTTACTACATGTTCAACGGCAAGATATACGAAGCTGTTCCGAAGATAGTTTTGGAACAGGCTTACCAGCTTCTGCTCCTCGACCTGGCCATGGCTCCGATGCTCGGCATCAGTACGGTGATGAACAAGTCATTCATGGATGTGATAGAGTGCTACAACATACTGAGACCTACCTTCGACATCGTTGCATTCGCAAACGGAGTTGTTGACTTCGGCAGCGGTCTGAAGTATCCGAACGTGATGCCGTTCTCTCCCGAGTACCATGTCACATACTACCACCCATACGACTACAATCCGAAGGCGAAGTGCGACAGGTGGATGAACTTCATCAAGGAGGTCCTCCCAGACAGGACGTCGAGGATGATCCTCCAGATGTTCCTCGGTCTCGGTCTCATACAGAGAGGTACTGCATACAATCCGTACGAGGGGAAGGAATCATCGAAGATTGAGCTCTGTCTTCTCCTTATAGGTACGGGAGCCAACGGAAAGAGTGTCATCTTCGACGTTGCCTGCAACATATTCGGCAAGGACAGGATAAGCAAGATGGACTACGCTGACCTCACTGCCGATGGTGACGAGGGAATGAGGGGAAGGTATCCCATCAGGAACGCCATCTTCAACTGGTCCTCCGATTCCGACCCGAAGAAGTTCGGAAGGAAGAACACCGGTATGTTCAAGAGACTCGTGAGCGGCGAGCCAGTCCCGATGAGAAAACTCGGCAGGGATATCCTGGAGGGGAACTCAATCCCCTACCTCATCTTCAACCTCAATGAGCTTCCGTTCCCAGACGATGCGTCGCTCGGATTCATCAGACGCTTGCAGTACGTGAGCTTCGATGTTACCATTCCTAAGGAGAGGCAGGACCCGGAGCTTGCGAACAAGATCATCCGTGAAGAGCTGAGCGGAGTGTTCAACTGGATATTCCGTGGCGCGATGGAGCTGAGGAGCAGGAAGTACAGGTTCCCGGCAGCGGAGGGCAGCAGGAGACAGCTGCTTATCTCCCTTCTCGGAAGCAATCCTATCTATGCCTGGATAAGGGCGTATGATATGAGGTGCAGCCAAGAGGCGATGGGCGAGATTTCGGAATGCATGCTTGCCAAGGAGATGTACGAGAGGTTCGTCGAGTTCTGCAAGGCAAACGATGTCGAGGAGAAGGATATCCCTACGATTCAGAAGTTCGGGCGTGATATGAGCGACAAGTACGGCTTCTTCAAGAAGAGGTCACAGGGCGGAATGACCTATCAGGTGTACGGCGCGCAGATGATTGACCTGAAGCAGGAGCTTCTCATCAATGACGTGAAGAATAAATTGCGTGGTGAGGAGGACATCAAGCAGCCTGAGAGCTTCATTCAGCCTGATGATTAACGGTTATAAAACAGATTTCTATGATAGACAAGGAATATATCAAGGAGATTATCTCCTGTATCACGAAGAAGAAGGCTGACGGGAATATTGTTCCGGCCACCGCTTCGATGCAGGAGATTATGATTGCTGTCCGCGATGATGCCCTGGAGTGCATGAGGACCATGTGTAACGAGAGGGAGATCGCAGTGAACAGGACGTTGAACAGTGTTTCATTTAAATGTTTGTAGCTGAAGAACTTATGTTTTGTATATCCGATGCCTTTATAGATGGCGACAGAATTCGCGGATTTATTCATAATGTTGTGGACAAAGCGTTCGAGTCCGGTATCAAGATGTCGTCTTGCCGATACAAGAATCACAGCATCACGCTTGACGTGAGCTTTGAGCCGGAAGGTGGTTTTGACAAGCTGCTGCTCGAAATCCTCTACGGCGACAGAATCAGGAAAACCACAGAGCGCCTCAATAACGAGTGGCTGAAGAAGATGTGGAAGGTTTCTGAGGATGACCTAATGATTTTCAAATTCGAGCAGATAGCCAAAAAGTTCGATTCTTCGCTTGAAAGACGGCTTTCGGCCCGTGAGAGGCTAGAAGATATACGTAGAACGAGATATACAGCTTTTTAATTATGGGAAGACATCACAATCCTAATAAAGTTCCGCCGTTCAAGCCTGATCCTGAACATTGGACCAGGAAGGTTCATTCATGGAAGGCGAAGGTCGCTTATGAGACAGAGGATGATGCTTGGGAGTTTCTGAATCAGATTCCGAGGTTGAAGGCACTTGGCTGGCATCCTTACTTATGCAAGGTTTGCTCAAAGTGGCATATTGGTAGGTTACATAATAAATAGTTGAGATATGGAAATTAGAGTTAGCGTTTTAGGAAAGGTCGCTTACAAACAAGGAGCGAGTAGGGATGATAAGGCGAAAGCCGAACTATACCCATCAGGAGAGGGTGTGTATGCTGTAATGGATGGAGACGATTTCGTGTGTCTAAGAGTTGTGTCTTCCAAGATTCATAATGATACAAAAGGCGATTATTATGCATGTGTAGAAGAAAACTGGACGCATGCAAAAATCGCAAACTCTATAAACGTTATAGAGCACGAAGAAAGATTGAAGGATTATATAGACAAGCGTTTCGATGAGCTGCAATCAGCTATCGAAAATACGATGAGTAGTGCAGATAGCATAAATGATGCAGTATGCTCTATAAAGAGTTCCATTGAGAAGATAGAGAAAGATGGTGTTGGTAGTGGAAAAGGTATCAGCGAGAAGACATTATTGTCTGCTATCGAGATTGTATCAAAACAGAAATAGTTGAGAATATGAAGAAGAAAGGATATTACGAATACGAAAACGGAATCTACCCTTTGAAACTTTGGGTACACATCGGAAAAGACTTGAAAGAGCTGATAGATTCCTGTTTTGACAAATGCAAGGCTCCCGATATTGATTACGGCGGCGTTACGTATTCCGATGCTGTCAGAAAGAGCGACAGAAGGCGAGGCGTTCTTGTATCGTTCCGTGTCAGAAGGTTATGTCGATGAACTATTGCTGCCATGAAGCTTCTCACGTCTGCGATGCCATCGAGGAATATACTGACTTAGAACACGGCGGCGAGCCTTCTGCCTACCTGATGGGTTGGATTGCGTCTTGCATCAACAATGCTCGTTTGGGTATTGGCGATTTCGTTGAACTAAAAGATGAGGAGGAATAGCTTATGAAGCCGATTATAGTAATTGAACTTCCTTTGGGAATGGGCATTGATAGAGAAATCACAGAGCCTTATGGCTATGATTTATTCTACGGAGACGAAAATATCGAAGCTCAGTGGGAGAAGCTAGAGGAACTTCGGGAAACTGGGTGGCGTTATTGTTGTTCAACCAAGCCATACTAGTGCTGTTCGCGAGATCCTTGATCCTTATATTGGTGAGGATGGATTTATCAAGGAATGTGGTTTACGAAAGGTTCACACAGAAGACCATGGTGATTTCTGTATTATCCTTTATCACAACCCATCAGAGGTTATGGCTCTTAGAGCATTTTATTTGAATAGTAAAAAGAAATAGCTTATGATTAAGAAAGAAGATATTAAGGTTGGATTGAAGTTTTTACTTCCATGCGAGAGTATAGAACGCACCAGAGGTGGATTTCTCTATTATGTCAATACAAAGAAAGGATGCTGTATGTCACTAATTGAACCTACAGATGTTTTTTGTGTAAAGTCTGTTAAAAATGACTGTGTTTATTGTGAAGTTCGCGACATTACTGATGTATGCGTAAATTTAGATATTTTGCAAAAGAACGGTATCTATCCTGAATATGCAAAAAATCTGATGGATGAATGGAAAGATTCTATCGGCGTTGATAATCTAAATTGGAGCGAGTCGCCGTTTAATAGTATTGTTATGGGAGAACAAAGCAAAAATACCGATGCTGACCGCTTCAAGGATATCACCGACAAGATGAGCGATACCTACAAGCGCAAGAATCACGATTATGGGAATGCTTTTTCCGAAATGTATGATGAGCTTGGTATCAACTACGGCTACGGAAAGATACGAGAGAAGGTGAATCGCATCAAGACGTTGAAGGACAATGAGGCGCAAGTTGCTAATGAGCCATTGGAAGATGCTCTTCTTGACTGCGCTAACTATTGTATCTTGACATTGATGGAATATCAAAAACGTAAGGAACATGGAACAGACTGATTACACTTGCAAGGATTGCTTCTTCTTCAAGAATGGAGCTTGTAACCACCCTAATGAGATTAGGTTTACTTCTGAGGAGAATCCTTCTTGCACAGATTTCGAGTATAAGGAAATAAAAGTTGAACTTTAAAATATTGTTATCATGGCATTACCATTTGGAAAGACTATCAAGACAAGACACTTCACCGTGCTGAAGTTCAGTAAGAGCTTGTCTAAGAAAGAAGTTGCTTCACTCAGAGAGGATATTCCTGCTGATATCAAGAAGCATTTACAGAGAGGCTCTCTGCCTTTCATCAAGATTGCAGACATTGCCGGTACATGGGGTGTTGAATACTCTATCGGTACATCAATGTACGCTGCGCTCGATGAATGTGTTCCTGTGGCTGTAGGAGACCATTACGAGTTCTCCAAGGATAATGGAATCATCATCGAGGCATTTGCCCAGCTTATGTATGCTGATACATCGTTGCCTGGCGATGCAGAATACACGGCAGGTAAGTTGAAGCTTCGTGACGAATACCTTGCCCGTGAGTCTGCGAGACTGAACGCTGCTGCCGATGAGGGTAAGACAGAAGAGCAGCTTCGCAAGGAGAGCGATGAGGCCGTGCAGGAAGTCATCGACCGCGATAAGCACGCCGAGACTATTCTTGAGATGGCAGAACAGATTAAAAAGGAAGGAGGCAAGGATGAGCGATAAATTGCTTGAGGTCGTTCAAGACCATACTTCCCTAGTGCAGGCACTCCAGTTCATTTTGGAGGCCGCAGAGACGAAGAAACTGCCATCATATGGCGTTCTTCCTACGTTTAATGACGATATGCTTGAAGATCGGATCAGAAAGACTCTTGAGCTCATCACTGGAGAGAAGTATCCTGATTGAATTTATATTTTTCTTCTACTTTATATATATAAAAGTTGAGGGGCAGCATCTGTGAAGACGCTGCCCCTCTTTGTTAACCAATTTTAGAATTATGCTCAGCAGAAAGAACCTGTGAACATTAATCTGCTGCAAAGTTACTTGGTTTTGCAGAAATTCTAGTAAAACAAAATTACTTTAACACGAATTTAACTATTTACCACCCTTACAGAGTCCATTTTTGAATAACAAGCAGTCATTCTTGCCGGTTGGATAATTTATTGGGAGGTAAAAATGGCAAGTCGTATCTTCCGTCTGAAGCTCATCCTGCTTAATTTTGGCAAAGTCTCCAATCATCTTTGTGTAGTCAGCCCATTCTTTGGAAGATGTATTCTTAATTTTTGAGCGGGCGATAACGAGGTCTTTGAGAATCTGTTCCTTTGATGTAGCCTTTGCGAGCTGTTCCGGGGTTAAATCTTCGCTATGCTCGTTTTCAATCTTCTTGCCCTGCACTTCTGCGATTCTCTTCTGGACGGACTCTTTGGCTTCGAGCTTGTTCATCTCTCCTTCGAGGAAGGATTTCTCCCAGTTGAATCCTTCTCCCTGAAAGGCGATGGCCCAACAATCCCTCATTGGCATACCTGAGCCACGGAGGCTGGCGTAGATGTAATAGCGAGGGTCTTTCATCTTGAGAGCCTTCGCTTTCTTATATGTATCGACGGATAACGTGTATCCTTTTGTTTCTTCAATCATAATCTTATTTCTTTTTATTATCCTTGAATGCAAATACTGTGTAGCAACAACACGAAACGTGAAATGGCGGATATGGATCTTTGAAAGAGTGGATGCCAGCATCGGCTTCATTTTGGCAGATTTCACACGGATAACTACTTCCTCTCTTGACGTAGAACCCGATAGCCTTGTTCTCCTGCCCATACTCCTGCTCTGCCTGTCCCCACGCCAAAGCAATCACTTGAGAAGCATTTCTTACGATATTTTGATAGGCGTTCTTGTAGTAACCCTTTCCGTAAGAAGGAACATCGATGTTAATGTCCTTTCTCTTCGCCTTGGTAATGACTGATGTGTGATATGGGTCCTTGTAGCCGGTTCGGATGGAAGATAGGAGCTGCTGGTCAGAATATCCCATAAGAGTACCCGCCTTGATCATCCTTACAATATCTTCAGCAAAGTTTCCGAGATAGACAGCGTTTCTTTCGGATGTCGTCTTTCCGTAGATGTCGCTGACGAGAAACGATTCTATGTTCTCGTTGTCAATCCCGAGAATCTTGCATGAGACCTTGGAGTAAGCAGAGATGTAACTGTTGATACTCTCCTCTGCATCAGCAGTAACATTCTTGGCGTAAGAGAGCAGGGCTGACTCGTTTGTGAGCCTGCCTGCACCTCTGTATCGCTTGCTTGCGGTAATTATTTTCTGTGTCGATTTCCAGAGAATATCTGCAACATGGTCCTCGCAGTTTCGGATTGCCTGCAAGCGCTTTCTGCTGTAATCGACAGAACGTTTTAATTCATCCATAGGCTATTAATGGGTTTGGTTGTAGTGCTGCCAGTTGTTCTCATTCGGGGCGTTCCGATTCTCGTCCCATTTGGTTCCTGACTTATTTGGGCGTCCAGCTCCGCGACCCGTACGTACGTTTCCACTACCTCCATTCTGAATATTCGCAGTAGCTTTCTGCTCCTCGATTGCATTTTGAGTTTCGTTATCCGCACGTTGCATATCCATGAGGAGGTCCTGCTGGTCTTCCTCCTTCTTCTCTCGCATAATGCGGTCGTATTCATCGTTAACTGGGAAGTCTGGGCAACGCTCAGATGCAGTCTGCTTTGAGAGGAAGTTGTTCTGAACAGCCGTTGCCAAGTTTGTGATAATCTCAGATTTGTTCTGATGAACATAAATTTCAACCCAGGCATGAATAGGAAGCACTGTCATGGTGGCCATGCAGTTTTCTTCAATTCCGATACCATACTTTGAGATACGAACAAGTTGATCCAGGAACGGATGCATCTTCTTGGCATCGTTCTCAGCAACCTCGATAGCAGGAGAATAGAGCAGCTTGATGGCAACGCCCGGAAGGTCACCCGACTTCAGCTCCGGTGGCTTTACTGTGAACGAAAGCTCATAGATGAGGTCATACGACTTGTTGAGCTGTGTCGCAAATGCATCGGAAGCGTCTGTTCCGTTAATGAAGTCAGCATCACCATTCGTATCGGTAATCTGAATCATCTTAGCCGATCCGTCTGTATCTCCAACAACGGTAATGTCGTCACCATCGCCCTTCAACTTCATTATAGGGAAGGCGTAAGCCTTGTTGTTCTCGCAGAGATAAGAGAAAGCTTCCTCGTAGTCCTCGATGTTCTTCTGCACAACAGACCAGCATGGGCCGTCATCGTTTCTTACGTATGCAACAGGGATAAATGGGAAGCCGTGAGCTTTCTCTTCAACGCAAGTGTAGTCGTCGATTCCGAATATCTTGGCAATTCTCTTGATAGTCTCCTTGACCTTGCCTTCGTTAACTTGCTTCTTGAAGCGGTAGAATGTCTTGTCATCCCACACCTCTACCCATTCAATCTTTTCATTGCCTTCCTCATCGAAGTCGTAATACTTGCGAGCAAACACAACGAGTTCACCAGTAAGAGGGTCGAACTGAGGATACAATGTGTCTCCTCTATCGAAAGCCAATGTGCGAGTACCGAATTTCTTGTTTTTATCGAAGAATCCGACTACAGCAGCCTCAGCAACCTTCATGTACGAACTTACAGCCTCATAGTGGCGAATCTCCATATCGTGCATATACCATCCCTTCTTAAACTTGGCAAGAAGATTAATATACTCTTCCTGTTTCTTCATCTCAGGATCACCGGCAAGCTCAAACTGAATATCGTTACCTGTCATGTGGAGAACGTGCTTCGTATGAATAACTTGCTGGAAAGCAAATGCCGTTCTTTGAATCTCCTGGACATACCATTTCCCGTCTTCCGGGTTCTTTCTCCAGATGTCAGGGTAGAGATCCTTGTCGAAGATTTTGTGGGACGTAGGATAGAACTCACGAAGGAAGTCCTTCTGAGTCTTAATCACTCTGTACAATGTATCTTGCGGCATCTGAGGGTCTTCATTATCGGACACCTCGTTCCTGCAATAGCCATCGTGGGTCATGTACCCCTTTGGAGTGAGTTCAAAGAAAGGCTTCTTTACGAGAATCTTTCTGAAATTTGTTACCTTGATAGCATCCATAATCCTTTTACCTTTTTATTTTTCTTTTTTGTTAAACTGAATATCATTACGTAGAACCAAGATTCAAAGAAGTCAGGCGAGTGCCCGACATATTTCTTGGCAATCTTCTTAGGTAATAGCTTGAATCCCCTATCATCGCTATTCTCGTCACGTCTGAGCATCTTACGCTCCTTCTGAAGAATCTGTCTGAGAGGAACCTTGTCAAATCCGTTTCCTGAATACTTTCTTTCAAGCAGGGCCGAGTCGATGGAAATCTGCTTCTCTTTTATCATCTTATAGAATAACCATGCGCACTGAGACTTCAAATCCTTATAGAGGTATTTGATTCCTTCTTCTTCCTGATGATTCCTAGCGATAGGTGCTGCCTGGTTGTTGAATGGGACGGCATCCTTGAAGAATCCCTTAAAGTACTGACCGATACCCTGCATATCGTAAGTGAAGTTACATTCCTCGACACCCCACTCTCTCAGCTTGGCCTCAACTACAGAAACGAGTGTCTTAGGGTCCAGCCTCAAAACAACCAAGTCTTTACAATGCCATCCTTCCCAAAGCCACATTACGAAGTTATCGCCTCCGGTGAATGCGATATCGGCAGAAGCTCTGCGTTTTCCATCTCCTATCTGTTCTGCATTGTCGTAGATTTCATCAAGGTCTTCCATCTTGATCATGTCATCGCCGGCAGCTTTCCAGTTCCAGTTGGCCTCCAGGTCTCGCATACGCTGTTCCTCGTCCTGTTGGGCAAGGTTGGCGAGATATGAGGCATCGGTAGAGATAAGCTTAATGTTCTCTGATACGTCAGCGCGAACGAATGTTGCCGACTTGATGAACATTTCGAGCTTTGTATAACCAAGTTCCTCATAGCTATCCTTCCAAAGGCTATCGATGATGCCCTTGCACTGTTCGTATACCTCTTCTCTTGTATTACCCCAGTAGATTGAGTCAGGCGTATCGCCGTCCATGAAACAGTAGCGGATAACTCCATCTCGCTCCGGTATAATGTATCCATTCTCGTCAACCCACCAGTCGATGAACTTTCTCACCCAAGATTCCGGGTCCGGGTTACAGGTAATCCAGAAGCGGTTTCGGATATGCGCTGCATTTCGGTTGTTGGTCAAGAGGTACTTGAACTTCTTGTATGGACACTGAGTACCCTCATCGATGCAGACATAGGCATACTGGCGACCCTGGAATCGTGTCTTGAAGTCCTGATAGGCTCCAGCATAGTACGAGAATTTGAGCCATCCTCCGTTATCGAAGTTCCAGGTCATATCATTTTGTGACTTATTGTAAGTTCCAAATTGGGAGAACAATTTATAAGAGTCTGTCACTAAGGACTGTAAGTCGTCTTTTTCGTTACGAAGAATTGTTGCATGAAAATCTGGATTTTTAATATCCTTCAGAACTTCCATTAGGGAAGAGAACGATTTTGAGCCACCTCGCGAACCGCCAACTATCTTAATATCAGCGTCTATAGACAGCATGCGTTCCTGACCGCCACGCTGAGCTACAATCTTCAGCTTGTCGGGATGTTTCTTATCGGCGTCTCTTAATGATTGGATATACTCTTGAGTATAAATAGGCTCTCCGTTATCCAATTTTAATCCTGAAAATACATCTTTCTGCATAAATATACATTTAATACTGCAAAAATATACAATTTTTCTTTGATAATTGCATATTTATTCATATATTTGCAAAATAAAAGGTATATTTATACGTTTTCGAGGTGGAGGGACCACTTTCGGGATAACATTTTTAATCAAAAAACAACATGACAAGAGAGGAACTCTTAGCATTAGTGAACAAAGAGGTTGATACCACCAAGTTCAAAGAACTTAGCCAAAAGACCATCGATGAGGAACTTGATGATGTTTTGGAAGATTTCGGTGATGACGAGGAAGCAAATTCCAAGTTGGTTACCAAGTTAGCAAACCGTCTGAAGCGTATCAACGGCAACTTGCACAAGAATATCTCTGACGAGGTAAAGAAGAGCAAGGAGGAAGCTGAACGCAAGAAGAAGGAAGAGGAAGAGGAGCGTAAGCGCAAGGAGGCTAAAAAGGGTGACGATCCTGACGACAAATACTCCAAGCTGCTTGAGAAACTCGAAGCTCTCGAAAAGGCTAACGCAGAAAGAGACAAGAAGGCTGCAAGGAAGGCAACCATCGAGTCTGTAAAGGCAGGTTTGAAGGATAAGTTCGACAAGGCACACCTTGAAATGAAGAACTACTTCCTCAATGCTGCAATCGCAAAGCTGGAGATTCCGGACGAAGATGTCGACATCGACGACCTGGTTTCTAAGGCTGAGAAAATCTACACCGCAGAGTACAAGGAGGCTACCGGTGAAAACGGTATTCCTGCAAAAGGCAGTCGCACGTCTAGCGGAGGCACGTCCACAGATGATGACAAGTTTATGGAAGAAGTGGCCGAGCGTCGAAAGAAGAGATTCGGCGGTGGTGACAAGAAGTAATTTCAGGATAACAATTTTAAAAAGGTAAAAAGATTATGGACAACACTTCTATTTCCTACATGGAACAGATGGGTACTCGTGGTATGCTTAACCACGGCGCAACCATCGTTCAGACAGAAGGTAAGGTCGGCGGAACCCGATACGTGTTTGCCGGTCTTGAGGCACTTATCAAGAATGCCTTCGTTCACCCACCTATTGGTGGTAAGCTCGTCAACCCATTCAAGGGTCCGGCTAAGATTTATGCCGGCGACTTGATTGAGCACGACCTCGGCTTTACAGCTGGCAACGAGGGTCCTGGTGCTACCATCAAGATTCTGAAAGCTTACGGCGTGGCAAAGGCCACTGCTGCGGCTACAGACACAGACATTTATATCGTTCGTAATGGTTTCGTCCACATCCCGTTCCCTGGCGACACCATCATGATCGGCCAGAAGGACTTCAAGACCAAGGCAAAGGGCGTGACTGTTTCAGCAGTTGAGGCTACTACCGATGACGCCGCAGGTGACGTTTGGAAGGTTACTATTTCTGCTGCCCTCGGCGCATTGAAGGTAGGTGACGTATTGGTTGAGGCTGCTAGTGCCGGTGATTCCGTATTGCCGATGGTGACTAACCCTAACTGCTTCGCTCCGAGCGACAACGATTTCCCTTATTTCGATGCCGGCGGCGACAAGTATCACAAGCCTCGTACAAACGTCAACTTCTGTATGTTGAATCCAGACTGCGTTATGTGGCTTGACCGCATGGGTCCTGTTCCTCCTGCTGTTAAGGCGATGAACAAGTCACTCTACCCAGAGTTCTGGCACATTTAACCTATTGTCTAACGTAAAAAGATTGATTCAGGATTATGGCAAAAATTGATATTGGTGTCGAGCAGCTTGCGAAGTTCTTCACTGGTAAGGGTAACAACACTTACCTTCAGAAGTTCGTCAATCGTGACGGCGTACTTCGTTGTAACAACGGCTGGTATCTGACACAGGGTGACATTGATCCAGATCTCACCCCTACATCTAACAATGGTGATGCAACCTTCAAGGTTCGCACACGTACATTGAACCCTGCAACCTTGATGAACCTCCGTGCTCCACTCGGAGAGGGCTATCAGAACGACCACGAGGGTATTGAGTGGTACACCGCTTCTATCCCAGACTTCGCTGCTGACGGCTTCCGTGAGACTGCGACAGAGCGTTACCACAAGATGAAGCTTCTCCAGGATGAGTTCGGCAACGACGCTGACCTGGTTGATGCTTACCTCGACAAGGTACAGGTATTGTACGACTCACTCGACATGACTATGACATACATGTCAGCCCAGTTGAGTTCGACAGGTTTCATCGACTACGACAAGATTGGTCGTGGTATCCAGGAGCCTCTGTATGACGCAAAGGTTCCAAAGAAGAACTTCAAAAAGGCGGGTACGCTTGCCTGGAACGATCCAAACTGCGACTTGCTTGAGCAGATGCGCAAGTTTGAGGAGGATTGGCGCAAGGAGAACATCGAGTACCGCAGTGTACCTCTCGTATGGCAGATGACCAAGAACGACTACAATAACGTTTTCTTGAAGAACAAGCAGATTGCTGAGTTGTACAAGAGCTGGGCGAACGCTAACTTTGTGGCAGTTTTGCAGAACTACGGTCCAAACAACGCAATGTTCTTGAAGTCTGTTGTTGACCTCAACGGTCTTTCTCCTATCGAGATTGTCGATGAGGTTGAGCACAACAAGCGCTTCGATGGCACAGTTACAGAGATTCGTGGTTGGGCAGACGGAACAGTTGTTCTTCGTCCTGCTGGCAAGCCTTTGCGTTTCATGCGTAAGGAGATCCTTGACAAGCGTATCTTTGACACCCTTGGCAACAAGCTCATTGATGTGGCTTGGGCGCAGACCAACAACAAGCTTGGCTTGCTGCGTAACATGATTACCGCGAACGGTCTCTACCAGGAGTTCAAAACAGACTTGTTCCTCGCTTCTGTTCCTGCTATGCTCGATTCTCCTTACCGTTGGATTATCGACATTACCAAGAAGGGTTAATTTCTTAACGTAACTAGATTGTATGACTATGGATTCGGAGATGAACATTTACACTGTGAACGACTACCTTATTAATAAGGTGAAGTTCGAGATGCCGATGAAGGCTCTGCTGGGCATCATGCACGACAGGGAGCTCGAAAATGGCATCGACCTCGAAGCTTGCGACAAGGACAAGGTGAGACTTGCCTATGCCGACATGCTGAAATGGTTTGTTCTTGGCCCGAGCAAGGTGAACAACACCTCCGATTCCGATAACGGATGGACTCATTCGGGAGGTGGCTATGATATGTCGGACAACGACAGGAGCGAGATGAAGGCAGAGGCTAACGCTATCTATGCAGAGCTGGAGCCTGATTCGATGCTCAAGAAGAAGTCCACCTTCCGGGTGACCTCCCACGGAGTAAAGAGGGCGAATTATTCTCCTTGGGGAGAACCTCTCCCTCACATCATCAAATAAGGCGTATGGAAAAGGAAAACATCAGAAATCCAAGATACCCTCACATCATCAAGATCGTGAGGAAGGTCGTCGGAAAAGCCGACCCTGATGACCCGTTTGCCGATGATTATGCTCCAGTTGGCGAGGACAAGGAAATCATTCTCTACTATGGCGAAGGCCGCAGCTACACCGATACCACTACAGAGGGAGACAAGAATGTCGACCAGAACAAGAGGAAGGCATCGATTCCGGTCAGATATGACGAATGGGATGCTGACAGATGTCCTCTTGACGGCGACACCATCTACTCCACTGTCGGCAACAACACCGAGGTAGGTATGGTTAAGGACTGCGAACCGGATAATAACAGGACTGTTGTATATTGGAATTTCACAAGGGTTTAGATTATGACAAGTTTATCAGGTCAGTTTTTACAGGTCGAGAAGAAAATCCGTCAGATGGCTGTAGCAAAGATGCAGCAGAAGATGGATCATGCGGCTGAAATGACAATGAAAGCTGCTGACAAGTCTCGCAACTATGATGACGTAACCGGTAACTTGTACAAGTCAACAGCCATCGGTACATATTACAACGGCTCATTGCAGTCGATTCATTATGCTCCTGGCCCAGAGCCAACCCGAGTAACCCTTGCTGCCGGAGAACGGTATAATCTCGATAAGTATTATCGCAGCTCATTCTCCTTCAAAGACAGCGGAAGGAGACCTTACAAGGGTGAATACGGAGAAGGTGGTGAATATGGTCCAAATGCGGCGTGGGATGAACTTGTTTCCAGGGAGCACAACAAAGGAAAGTACGATGCCACATGGCAGATGCTCCTTGTTGCCGGTGTGGATTACGCTAAGTTTGTCGAGGTTAAGAGAGGTCACGACGTGATTACCTCTCTTAGAGAATATTTGGTTAGATACTTTAGAACGATGTAAGATATGGTTAGTATTAAGACTCTATATTTCGATGTCGGCAATGCAATGAAGGGGATTTGTGACAAGCTCTACTCCCGGAGCCGACCAAAAGCAGTTGATACGAAAATCAACAGCTACATCGTGGTATACTTTCCATCTAGTATCTACAATAACGAGATGAACTCAAGTGGAGTTTACAATGATTTCACCACTACAGCTCAAATCGAATTGTATGTGCGCGATAAAGCTTCAGCAAGAAATCCAAACACATTTGATGTTTCTAGCGTTGACGAGAAAGTCCAGGAGATTATGGACAGATTTCCAATCTCCACAAAAAATCTCATTGTTTCCAATCCTCGTATAACACTACAGACAGACGATGGCGCAGGTTTTTCCGTGACAATCATACAGGGAAGGTTACGCACGAAATAAGTATTCAGGTATAACAATTTAAAATATTTTAGATTATGGCTATGACAACTATTGACAAGATGAAGGACATTTTCAATGGTCCTAAAACTCTGCTCTACTCAAAGGCTATTACCGATTTGAGCAAGGCTACAGTTGACATCACCCCAGAGGTTGAGCTTCCGGTTACCGTTGACTCGCTGAAGGCGACTATGGATGACCCAACCATCAACCACTACAAGGTTATCGGTCTTGCAGGCGACTGGGCAACCACAGCTGAGCTCGGCGACTTCAATGTAGAGTTCGTTGTTCCTTCAAAAGCAAAGGACTTGCTGACAATTATGTTCGGCGAGGATGCTATCACAGAGCTGACCAAGGTTACTCTGAAGGGTACAGGTGACGCTACCCTCGACGCTACTACCGGCTTTACAGGTATCGCTGTTGAGCCTAAGAAGTTCAAGATCAAGGGTACTATCGTTATTGTTGACGACGAGAAGGAGAACCTCATGGTTATTACCAACATCGCTCTCTACGCTACATTGCAGTGGGACAACTCCGGTACTGAGCCAGTTGCGTTTAAGTTCTCAGGTTCTATCGAGGGTGCAGGTAAGCGCAGCATCGCTTGGCTTACTAAGGCTCCAGCTGCTGGTGAACCAGGCATTGGCGGTTAATCAAGTAAAGGCTTCTTTAGGTAATTAGATTCAGGATAACAAACCGTTGGGCGGCAGGCTAATCAACAGCCGTGCCGCCCTTCTTCATTTAATAGCATACAATCATGGCAGAAGAAAAGAAAATAGAGCAGCCTTCAGTGGACTTGCAGGAGTTGCTTGACAGCGTGCTGCACGACGAGCCTACCGAGTTCGTGTTCCGTGGAAAGAAGCACAAGATCGGCTGGCTTCGCAAGGGAACAATGAGCAGGTGTTCCCACATCAGGGCAAAGGAGAAGAACGAATGGAAGCGCAACGTCAAGATTTGTGTCTGCATTCTCCTCAACAACATCTGGAAGATACGATTCCTGTATTGGATTTATTGGCGCTGGCTCTACTACATCAAGGATGTGGACGTGGCCGAGGTGCTGAGAGTCCTCGATGTTTCTAAAAAAAAAATTCCATCGAACGCATTCTCACTGGCTACCATATTAGCGACCGGGATGACGGACGTGATGATGACGATGACGAGGAGCGAAGCAAAAGCTATCCAAGCAGAACAAGCTGGGGAGCAGCCTTCTCACTAGCGGAGAAGTTCGGCTTCCTCTTTCAGCGCAAGTACTTCATCGCAGCCTACGACTACTGGTGGGGCTATTCGTCGGCACAGATTGACCTCATGGTTGCAGACCAGCCTCTTGTCGTCTATCCAAAGGCCAAGAAGGAAGGCGGTCCGAAGAAGCATACCAAGAAGGAGATGGATGACCTCTACGACAGATGGATGGAAAAGAAAAAGAATGAGGGAAGCCTCATTGGCAAGAAGATTAGTCTTGCAGATTACTTAAACAATAAACTCTAATTTTAAAATATTCAGGATATGGCAGGTGGAAATATGGGAGACCTCAGTTTCTCGCTCACTCTAAAATCGAGAATTGAAGAGGAAACCAAAAAGATTATCAGAGAATTAAACAAGGTTGATGCTACTGGTAAGCAGGCACAGAATGCTTTGGAAGCAATATCCGAAGCAACGAAGGGTATTGGAGATAAGGGAGGTCAAGGTTTAAAAAAGTTAAACGACTTTGTTAAAGAATTACATCGTAACATTGGTGTATTTTCAAGCGAAGATTTCTTTAGTCCAAAAAAACTTCAACAGCTGGAATCTGTTCAGGACGGGTTGTACAAAATAGGCAGAATACTCGGAGAGGTGTCTAAGGAAGGTACTGGATTCAACATATTCCCTAACAGTGTTTCCACTGAGGCAAACAAGGCAGAGAGAGAACTTCATAAGTTATCTTCTATTATTGACGAAATCAACAAACGCCATGATGAAGGAATACAGATGTTTGGCGTCGATTCAACGAACAACATACGTCAGTCGTTGTCAGAGCTGTCTAAATACAGAACTGAGTTAGAACAGATTAGGAATAACGGAGGTATTCATCCTATTACCGGACTCACAGCATCTGATGTCGTAAAGAGTGCCGGATATCTCAATGCTATAGATGAAGCAAAGACTTATGCTAAAGTTGTAAAGAATGCTATCTTAGAAAGATACAAGACAGAACAAGATGCTGAGAAAAAGCGAAAGAAAGACGAGGCAGACGCAGCACGCGAGGCAAAAGCAAACGAGAAGCAGAGACAGAACGAGTTAAAGAACACTGAACGTCGATACGATTCTCTTGGCAACAAGGTTCGTCAGCTTCGTTCGGAATACAGCAGGGGCATCTCTATCGGTGCAGATGTGAGCAAGGCTGAAGCCGAGATTAACAGACTTCTTTCTTTAATGAGAGCCCTTATAAATATCAAGGGAAGACTTAATTCAGAGAACTGGAAGGATAGCCTCGGTATGCTTGGTAATATCGGTAGTGGTCACGATACCACATTAGCTTCTAGGGTTCTTCAAGATCAGAAAGCAGTAAACCAAGAGGTTCAGAAAGGTATCGAGCTTGAACAGAAGCGTCAGCAGGAAATTGCTCAGTCTGCTGCAAGGGCACGAAACGACCTTGCAGCAGCATTCGCCGGAGCAAACGCTGAAGCGAAGAAGATGCAATCCATAGTCGGAGACATCAAGTCTCTCTTCTTACAGGGAGGTATTGTCTTTGGAGCGCAGCAATTCTTTAATTCAATCGTACAGACCGGTGGTGAGATTGTTCAGCAGCATGTTGCGTTACGCTCCATCCTTGGTGATGTTCAGAAGGCTGACGAGCTGTTCGCTCAGACACAGCAGCTTGCGTTGCAGTCTCCATTCAAGTTTGGAGAGCTGAACCGAGATGTCAAGCAGCTGGCTGCATTTGGAGTCGAGGCAAATGACTTGTATGATACCACAAAGCGACTTGCGGATATTGCATCTGGTCTTGGCGTAGACTTCGGTCGATTGGGTCTTGCATTTGGTCAGGTTAAGGCTCGTTCTTGGCTCGATGGTAAGGAGTTGCGCCAGTTTGCTTACGCAGGACTCCCTCTCTTACAGAGAATTACGGAGCTTTATAACTCAGAAGGAAAGAACGGAAGGAACAATTATACCCAGGCAGATGTCAAGAAGATGATTAGTGCTAGACAGGTAAGCTTTGAGGATGTCCAGAAAGTGCTTTGGAAAATGACAGACGAGGGAGGCCAGTTCTACAACATGCAGTTCGTTCTGTCCGAAACATTGCTTGGTCGATGGAATAAACTCATTGATGCCTGGGACATTATGCTTGGAAAGTTCGCAGAAGGTAAGAGCGTTGTCGGAGGTACTTTCTCATTCCTTATTAATAGAACAACAGATTTGATTCTGGCTTTGGATAAGGTCTCTAACGCAGCACTTGCATTCGGTGCTATGTATGCTTTGCGTAAGGGTGCGACAGCCATTGCTTCAAGAGTTGGTATAAGCAGTAACCTTGCAGCTTTGCAGGCTGAACAACAGGTAAAGCTAAGAACTTTCGCCGTAGAGCAGCAGCAAGCTCTCATTGAGGGTAAGATAACCCAGGAAAAAATGAGGCAGAATATTGCTGACTACCAGGGAATGCTGAATAGCAAGATTAATACCAGAAATGCTGTAGAGCAAGCTGCACTAGAGGGAAGACTTAGCGCGTTGAAGATGCAAAAAGCTTTCCGCGAGGGTCTAATATCCAAGGAGATGATCGAACAGCTTCGCCTTATGGGTATGATAAGCGCAAAGGAGTCCGAGCTTATAACTAAAGAAGGAACAAGGGCAAGAATGTCGCTTGCTGTTAACCAGGCAAAAGGAAAGCTTGGAGGATTCTTCTCAGGATGGAATATTGCAACACTTGGTATTACTATAGGAACAGCTCTGTATTCGGCATATAGTCAGTTCAAGGACAGCATCAAACAGGATACCGATAGGATAAACGAGACTGCGAAAACAACAGTAAAGACACTATCTGATACGTTATCGGAAGTTGGCAATAAAGGCACTGGCGAGACTCTTCAGCAACAGGTAGACAAGATGACTGATGTCCTTAAACAGAGCGGACTCTATACAGACTCCATTAAGGAACAGATAGATAGTACTGATGACCTCGGCAAGGAGTATGATATCTTAAAACAGAAAATCATTGACGCTAGGAATGAGAATAATTTCACTCCAAGCGAAGGAGAGAACTTCGCAAAGGCAAAGAAGGCTTCTGGTGCTGGATTCGCAGGTGGAGCAAGTTGGTTCGGTCAATGGACTGGTATCGGTCAAGACGATATTGACGAAAACATAAACGACGTTGCAGGGAACCTTGCTCAGCTCCAGATGAAGATGGAGAAATTCGGCGATTCCACAAAAAACTCTATGGAGAAAGTGGCAAACTCGATGCTTGGAGCAAGGGCGGCAGGTATGACATTCGAGGAGAAACTATACACGCTATATACAACTGGCGGAAAAGGGGCTGCAACCTGGCGTCACTTTGTTGACAAAGTAAGCAACGGAAACAAAGACATGAAGGGAAGTCTTGAAAATTTGGAAGACGACCTTCGGCATTTTGGAGCGAATTTCGGCGAGATAGCTACCGACGATATTCCTAAATATCTCGAATATATGGCTAAGAGTAGGAATATGGACATGGTTGAGTTCTCAAGGTGGTGCAAACAGCACCCGGATAAGTTCAGAACCATGCTTGACCAAATGTTATCTGAGGCGAACAAGAAAGTTCCTGGTCTTGTAGCGAGACTTCAAAGCGTAGCTATGGCTATTTTGAACATAGGAAAAGCAAAGCCACAAGAAGGCAATACTGGTCCAAAAGTTTGGAAAAACCCTAACAAAGTAGGAACTATCGAAAGAAAAGTCTTCGGCAAGCTACAAAAGGCAGGAAAGCTTAAAGGAGGAACAGGTGGTTTCTGGCAGAAGGAAATGGCCGAGTATCTCCACAATCTGAATGGAGGAAATAGTAACGGATGGACTTCATTCGGAGAGACTGTAAGAAAGAGATATAAGGAGGTCCGTGACGAGAACGACAATGCAAAGAATGCAGGCGACAGACAACCATACGTAAGGGAGCAGCGAATGCTTGAAGCAATAGCGGCTCAGTCAGGAATAAGTCTTGATGTAGGCAAGAATAAGGTTACTGGTCACTTCGGTAAGGATAAAAACAAGAATGGCCGCGAAGAAGATACTGAGCTCAAACGCTTGCAGGAACGCCTTAGCAGCTTGAAGTCTGCAAGGCAGATGTACCAGAAGTACAAGAGCATAATGTCTGATGAAGAGGCAAAGAAGAAGACTTATAATCTCTTCCCTGAGGTTACCGGTCTTAATCTAGACGACTATCAGAAGGCTGTCCATTCTCTCCTTGAAGGATTCAGTATAAACACCACCGAGAGAAAGAAGTTCCAGACTTCTATCTATCGCGAGGTTGCTGAGTGGCTCTTCGACGAGAAGGACAAGAAGGAGTACGAGAGAAAGGCAGCTGATTTCACGGAATTATTGAACAGGTTATCGAGTCAATGGGACTTGTACAAAGAGTTGTTCAGTAAGACCGGTGATAAGAATTTCTCCAGTGCCGCATTCAGTAATCCCGGATATATCGATGACAAAGCAAAGGAGCTTATAGTCGAGTATAACAATAAGTTCGGAAAGGACTTCCAGAGAGAGAATGCGATGTCGATGTCCGATGGTGTTGCAAAGGAAACTCTTAAGGGCCCAGGTGAATATGAGGCGTGGAAGAAGATAGTTGACCTTCTTCGAAGCAACTATATCAAGATTTTGCAGGATGCTGCCGACATCATCGAGAAGACAGAAAATTACGAGGATAAAATCTTGAAGATAAGGGAGAGATACAACGAGCTTATCAGCAAGACGAATGATCCTGGCATCAAGGCGAGATATGAGATTCAGAGAGACAAGGAGATTGGTCAGGTTAAACTTGACAAGTTCAAGAACTCTTCTGATTATCTCAACTTCTACGGAGCCATCGTGTCTCTCGGTATGGATAAGGCTCAGACTATCGGAGCAAGAATCAGGCAGAATATCAATGAGGCTCTACAAAGCGGAGCCATTGATGCTAGAGAGTACGCCAAGGAAATCAAGCAGCTTGATGAGCAGTTATCGAAGCTGACGAACCCAAGAAAGACATTCCTCAATGGTGGTCTGAAGGGAATGGCCGAGCAGAAGATTTCTGATGCCAGCGAGCAGATGACCATCGCAGCAAGTAAAATTGCTGAAGGAAAGAAGGTTCGTGAACTTGGTCTCAAAATGGGAGACGAAAACTTGATCGGGCGTGGTGACAGCATGATTGCCAGCGGAAAGGCTATGATGAAAGCTGCTGAGATTCTGTTTAAGGATGGAACAAAAGCAAAGGAGTCTCTTGATAAGTTTGCTAACGTAGTAAGTATTATCGACCAGAATGTCCAGGGAATGAGTGAAGCATTCAATGACATCAAAGAGACTGCTTCCCTTCTCGGAGCTGACACTGAGTCTGATGGATGGCAGGACGCTTCTGCGTTCTTCGAGACATTCTCTGGCATGTCAAGTTCGCTGTCAAAGGTGGTAACAAGCGCAGAGTCCGGCAACGTTGGTGGAATCCTTGCAGGTGTCACGGGCATATTTACCTCTCCTATCAAAGCCTTTGCTAAGGCTCACGACGCCAAGCTCGACAGACAGATAAAGCTTGCAGAGAGACAGCTGAATGAGCTGAAGAACCTGTCCAGCAATATCAGTTCCGTTATTGAAAAGACACTCGGTGGAATCTATTCTTACGATAGGTCTTCTGATGCGAATAAAAAGCTCAACGATGTCAAGAATGACTATAAGGCTTGGGATGCTTTCTCTAAGACCGATTTTGGAAAGAATTTCTTTGGAGGTCACAACTTCAGTCACTACAGCAAGGAGACTTATGACGCTGTAATGAAGACAGAGACGAATCCTTCCGCATACGCAGATCAGCTCGCCCTACTCCACGCTCAGGAAGACGAGTTGAGAAAGCAGAGACAAGCTGAGGAGGATAAGAAAAAGACGGATAAGGATAAGATTGCTGACTACGACCAGCAAATCAAGGAGATGCAGTTGCAGATTAAGACGTTCGCACAGGACTTTCTGAAAGACGTTTACTCCATCGATATGAAGAGCTGGGCAAGTACTCTTACAGATACTATCGTAAGCGCATGGGCTAAAGGCGAGGATGCGGTTGATGCCTATAGGGAGAAGGTGAAGGACATGGTTCGCGAAGTTACGAAGAATATTGTATCTCAGAAAATCATGGAGAAGGCACTTGAAAAACCTCTCGAATGGCTTACAGGTATCCTTGATGAAAAGGGTAAACTTGATGAGACCGACATGGACGATTTTGCGGACAAGCTCTACCAAGTAGGCGAAAATGTAGTTCCTCAGTTAACCGGTATCTTCGATGCTCTAAAGGAAAAGGGACTTGATTTGAGAGAAAACGGAAGTTCCTCTTTGACCAACTCGATAAAAGGCATTACCGAGGAGACAGGTGATCTTTTTGCATCCTATCTTAACGCGATTAGACTTGATGTCTCTGTAATTAGGGAAATGCAGGGCAAGTTCCTTCCTGAGATGAGCGAGATTTCAAAATCTCAGCTCACGCAGCTCAACCTTATTGCTCGGAATACCTTGCGCAATGCAGATGCAGCAGAGAGAATCGAGAAAATTTTCATTGAGTATAACGATAACTTCAACAGAGTTATCAATGGTACGAAATCTTTAAAAATGAAATAATTATGTTTGAAAAAAGAAATTTATCAGACAGAATGAAGAACGAGGCGGTTTCACTGGGTCTTTGCGCTCAGTGGACCGCCGAGTGGCATGACAACTCATCCAAGCATGAGATGGTCGAGAAGTTTGTTAAGGGTATCGACTTCTGTATCGGAAAGAACTGGCCTTCGACCAAGGATATGAAGAAGTACTTTGGTGATGTCATTCATGATCATGGTGTGTATGTTGACGAGAACGTTGACCTGCAAAACCCAAAGATTGTCATCCTCAATGGAGAGTGTGTAGCTAACATCAACTATGACTGGATGGACAGTGGAGAGATATACGTAAGGCACAACTCTTCACTTTACCTGAAGGTTAAGGGATTCTCCAGGGTGTTTGTCAATCTGTTAGATGGTGCGGAGCTTCATGTTGAATGCGAAGATACCGCAAAGTGCTTCGTCTACCAATACGGAGGAACAGTCGTGAAAGCTACCGGACCAGTCAATATCAGGGATAGACACGATTTTAAGTTCAAATAACGCATATTTATGCGTATATTCTTGCATGTTTATGCATTATTTTGTATATTTGCAATTATAAAAAGTTGATTTTAGGTATGAAGGATTATTTCAGGATATACATGCAGAAGGAAGGCGATGGGAACGAGGTGAAGGACTCCATCGCCGACTTCGGTATGTACGTTAGCGAGAGTCCGTTCAAGCCTTGTGATTCTGTCAAGGAACCACCGAAAAGGGAGTGGCACGATGAGCATGGTGATGACGAATATATCGGAAAGGATGGACTTTATATGGCAGCCTACGAGAATAAGGTTAAGTTTATGTTCTACGGCGAGGCTTTCGGCGCTAACGAGAAATGTAAGGCTTTTATTGATTACATCCGCAAGTCAGGCATGATGAAGATGTATTGCGACTTCAATAGAATCGGAAGACAGCATGTAAGACTTAAGGATATTGATCCAAACCTATATAGGGATCCGGATAACGAGGACTTGCTAGTCCTCTCTATTACTTTCAAGTTTAACGACCCTGTTACTGATATTAAGCCGATTAAGGATACACAGGGCAATATTTCAAATTTAGTATAGCATACAGATGAGCGCTTGGAATATTTATCATAAGGATGGCTCGAAGCTGACAGACGTTAACGGAGAGCAGATAACCGTTCATGGATTGGAGTACTCTGATTCCTGGATGGGTGAGTGCTTTTTGACTATCAACTTCAAGCATGAAGTGCCTATCAACTTTCAGATAGGCGACTATATTGTCTATCGTGGCGAGCGATTCGAGCTCAACTACGAGCCGGGCAAAGATAAGCAGGCAAGACCTGACACCTACGGTGAGGGCTTCGTATATGACAGCGTAAAGTTCAATGCATTGCAGGATGAGCTTGCCAGGGCAGAGTTCCTCGATGTGGTATTGAACGATAACGAGCTTCACTACACTGCCCTGCCGAAATTCCCATTCTATGTACAGACTTTGGATGATTTGCTAGACAGAATCCAGGCATGCTTAAACGAGCAGATTGGTGCAGGTCTTTGGAAGATTTACTCCCGAAACAAGGACCGTTCCGTTCAGCGTGGAGCCCTTGAAAGTGAGTGGTTGTCGGTTTATGGTGAGAAAACCGACGATAACGTCATCGAATCGATGTCCATTACAGTGGATTCGCAGACCTGTTGGCAAGCCCTTGCGCTTGTGAACGAGAAGTGGGACATAAACTTCATCGTCAGAGGAAGAAACATCTATGTCGGTACTACCGGAATACAGGCTAATCATATCTTCAAGTACGGACTCGGCAATGGACTCTATGAGATTGTTCAGAACGCTGATTCCGATCAGAGTGTCGTTACGAGATTGAGAGCTTATGGTTCCGAGAAGAATCTTCCTTCTCACTACTATGCGGACCTAGGTGTCAAGTACGTGGCGAACATCACGAAAGTCGTCGGGGCCAGCACGAATGTTACACTTGAACTGGACCTCGATTATATAGAGACATATTTCAAGAATCCGAGAAAGTATATTGTTTCTGGAGAAACTGGCGAACAGTCTTTCGGTTGGGTACTTAAGGTTACATTTGATTTCAAGACTGAGATTACCGGTTATGTAACACAGACATACGACTCTAAAAAATGTAGATTCTATTCTGAGCTGAAGGGAACACAGACTGACACCGGAGATGAGGAATCAAAGGAGAAGCTTGATGCGTTTATTGCGCAGGTCAAGGCCGGAAATAAAAAGATGTATATCACGTCCGGTCTCAACAAGAAGGCTGTTCCTTCATCTATGAAGGAGTATGCAAAGAATCTTCCGAACAACATGTCCATCAATAGACTTATGTTGCCTGGATTCCCTCATGTATCGCTGAGCGATTTCTATAACTCACTCACGAATGAAGAGAAGAAGTACGTGAATCCTACCGGGAGACAGCATAAATTCTCCACAGATCCGCACAGGCCATACATCGATTCTATCAACATCGAGCAGATTGGCCTTCGTTCTGCATCGCAGTTCTTTGAAACAGATGATAAGACAAATGGAGTTATTGAAATCTACCCTACTATCGAGGAGATGGAAATCGGTGGCGTACGTGTTGATGAGATTGATGAGGGCGTGGCTCCTGATGATGACGGAAGATTTGGCGATAATGAAACCGTAAAGAATGTTGATATCTATCTTAAAAAGGCTATCGACTTTGATATCAACGACTTAAAGGATGACGACTTCTCCATCTCGATGAAGGATGGTATGTGTGGCGGACGAACATTCAAGGTAGCATCCTCAACCAAGATTGATGGAAGATGGAGGCTTACTATTGAAAGAGTAAAGGACGACGCTCTTGAGCTGTGGTTCCCATACAAGGACTACCCTATCAAGAATGGCGACCATTTCGTTCTTACCGGCATCACACTTCCTGATTCGTATGTCAATGCTGCGTCTCTGAAGCTCCTTAAATACGCCATAGCATTCATTGACAAGAACGACTACACAAGGTACGTCTATCAGCCTAAGGTTGATGAGATTTTCATGGCAAGACAGCATGATCTTGCTGAAAAGGATACTACAGGAGTTATCAAGAGTCTTCATGATACGCTCAAAGCCGGAGACTTGATGGAGTTTGAGGATACTGACCTCAGAATTGGCGGTGTAATATCCATAGATCAGCTCACAATCAAGGAAGAAGATGGTAAGATTCCTACCTACGATATAACTCTTCGCGAGGATAAGGAGGTTGGAACTATCCAGAAAATTCAGCAACAGATATCGTCGCTCCAAAGTGGAAATGGCGGAACAGGTGCAGGCTTGACAACTACACAGGTCAAGAATCAGGTTGCGACAGAGGGAAGTAAGCACTTCATCTCAAAGATAAACGATGACACCGCAAAAGGCACTATCACTTGGGAAAAGCTCCAGAAGTTCTTGAAGGGAATGAAGGTCGGGGCGAACGGGGATTGGACTCTTGACGAACTAGATAACACCCATCTAACCACAGATTATCTAAAAGTCAGAATGAAAGCAATCTTCGAGACCTTGGAAATATTGCATACAGACACATTGGGTGGTGAATTGTTCATCACCCCAGTAGGCAGTAACCGAATATTGAAGGTTGAGGAGGTGAATATTACCTATGATGGTGTTAGTCAGAAGGCTTACAGATGCTACTTCCTTGGTGAGCAAGATGGCTCAAAGGTGGAGAATAAATGGAAGGTTGGAGACCAAGCAAGGAGCAAGAGCTTCAATCTTACGGCAGGAAAGTATCATAACGTAGGCAACCATTACTATTGGAGGCTAGTCATCGGTGTGTCTTCCGAGGCAGTGGAGATAGATGGCAAGAAATATCATTATGTGGATTTATCGGACATCGACAAGGACGCAGCCAGCGATGAGCCTATGGTTGATGACATTCTGAATCAGTGCGGTAATAGAACGGACATCACAAGGCAAAGTTGCTTGGTATTCTCTGCCGTTGACACCTATTCCCCTTGCATAACGCTCTATCACGGAGTTGACGGCTACACATTTAATAACAAGGAGTATGTGAACTATGGCGTGAACCATTCCACGAACAAGGCTTTCTTCCACGTCTACGGAGATATGTACTTCGGAGACCGACCTACTAGTGCCAATAATTACGAGGGTGATTCCTACGTCAAGTATGATAGCGACAAGAAGAAAGTAACCATCAAGGGAGACTTGGATATTAAGTCCACCTACGATGGAAAGACCTTGGATAAGTACATCACCGAGAATAGCTTGGATAAGAATGCCGTTGAGACCATTATCAAGAAATCGGAGACGATTACCGACCTTCAAAACCAGATAGACGGAGCTATTGAGACTTGGTTCTATGACGGTGTTCCTACCCTATCCAACGCACCTGCCATTGGGTGGACTACCGACAAGGATAAGAAAACCCACTTGGGGGACCTCTACTATGACAACAAGACGGGCAAGGCATACCGCTTTGCCAAGGATGACTCTACCTATAAGTGGATTATCATCAAAGATACGGAGCTGACCAAGGCACTCGAAGATTCAAGACAAGCACTCAAAGATGCAAAATCAAAGAGACGTATCTTCGGCTCTCAGCCAGTTCCACCATACGATGTGAACGATATGTGGGTCAATGCCACCTATCCTAGCGATGGAAGTACCTACAAGAATGAAATCTTGAAGTGTTCCACCTCCAAGGCAGAAGGTGAAGAGTTTGATATTGCCGATTGGAAATTGGCTAGCAAGTATACCGATGACACGAAGGCAGAGGAAGCAAAGAAAGCTGCTGAGAAGGCGCAAGCAGAGATTAAGAACACGCAAACTAATTTGATTGCCCTCGGAACGACCGTATCTAACAATAAGAAGGCTTTCGATGTTTTTACCTCTGATGGCTACTTGGATAGTTCTGAGATTGCGGCTATCGGACAGGATAGCAAGCGACTGGAGGACGATTATAATGCAGCCGTTGAGTCGTATAATAATGTTGTTGGCTCTAAGTTCTTGTTGGATAAGGATGGTAAAGAAACGACCTATAAAACGGATTTGGTTTCAGCTAAGGCTACACTCGATAGCGAAAAAAATGAACTCATTACCTATCTTTCTGACATCGTAAGCAGATACAACGCTTCTGATTCAAATGGAAAGGCTACCATCAAGGCGGCTGCGGCTCAGAAGTATACCAACTTCACGAATGCTTATAAGGCTTTCTACGACAAGCTGGGTGTGGCGAACAACTATATCACGTCTAATCTGTTTGATGGTCTCAATACTAAGCTCATCACCAATATGGCAGGTCTTGAATACATCAAGGCTGCTCTTGTTGATGGAGACACAGTAGTCAAGGGTGGTCTTATCCTCTCTACATTGATAGCCTTACGTAACGATAAGGGAAATGTTACCGCAGGTATCAATGGAGCGGACACGAAGGAGAATGGCATCGCCCTTTGGTTAGGTGGAAAGGCTATCGACAAGCAAGCCTCCACGACAACAGAGGAAGAGAAGAAAATTGCTGCCAAGTCCCTCCTACGCTTTGACGGAACTGGCTACTTCGCCAACGGCAACCTTTGGTGGGACGCAGACGGTACTTTGCACGCAGACCCGACATCTTTCATTATCAACAAGAATAATGTTGGTGTACAGCTCGCTCTCTTTGCTCCTGTATGGAAGAGCGGAACGACCGACACGACAAAGCTGGCAAACGTATTAGCTATCGACCCACAGAAGCCTTTCACTCATCTTGACGTTTCGGGAAACGTGACAACCGAAGGCAGCTTGAAAATTGGTGGAATCTATCTATCGTATGATAGTGCCAACAATGCCCTTCGACTATCCAAGGACGCTGCCGGAAAGGAAGCAGCCAACTTCTATGCCACAGGCGGTATCACGGCATACGGAGCAGGAGCATCTACCACGGGCGGTGGTGGCGGCTTGAACGGCAGTGTGAAGAGTTATTCAAATGCCTTGAAGCTTACATCAGAATCGCTGAGTGAGATTGCCTCTGCCTACTCCATCAAGGCTCTTGATTCTCGTATCTCCAGCCTGGAAGGTGGTAGTGCTACTGCTATTTCTGTCAGCGGTAGCGGTAATGCGGTTACGTCTGTCACCAAGAATGGTACTACTATCAGCGTAGTTAAAGGTAGTACGTTCTTAACTAGTCATCAGTCACTTGATGGTTACGTTAATGCAATATCTGTAAGTGGAAGTGGGAATGCTATCACGTCTGTATCTAAAAGCGGAAAGGGTATTACATTTACTAAAGGTAGCACGTTCCTCACCAGTCACCAAAGTCTTAGTGCTTATTTGAAGTCTGCTGATGCTGCTAACACATACCTCAAGCTTAGTGGTGGAGCTATGACTGGTAATATCCGCTACAAGGGTTCTAAGAGTACTTATGATATGATAACGTTTGTGGACAACAATGCCGATACGTATGGCAATGGTATATGTATCGGTGGTGGTGGACTTACTATTATTGGCGGAGGAGAATCGGCAAACACTGTTCTAAGTCAACATACGAGTGGCGGCGAAGAGTATATGATTGTTGCCAATGATGCTGCGATAGATTTCTTCTCAAATTTACAAAATGGGTGGAACTCACGCAAAGCTGGTTCTTTTGATACATCTGGATATTGGAACGGAGCTGGATTCAAGAAGGATAATTCGAGCGACAGTTATGTACTGCTTGGTGGTGGTGGACACAAGGCTATATCTAGCTTGTCTGTTAACTATGCAAGCAGTGCAGGAAGTGCCAGTTCTGTAGCGTGGAGTAATGTGAGCGGAAGACCAACGAAGGTGAGCCAGTTTACCAATGATAATGGTTATATTACTTCTAGTGGAAGTTGTGCTTATGCTACAAGTGCAGGAAATGCTGACAAGGTTGATGGTATTCATGCTAACGGTCTTCTTACTGCTCTATCTAATTCTGATAAGGGAATTAGTATAACAGTTGGTGGAACTACCAAAAGCATATCGAACATTAGTGTTAATTATGCTAGTAGTGCTGGAAATGCAGATACTGTTGATGGTTTACATTCAAATTCATTTGCACCTTATAATGGTGTTAAGTTTGGTCGTTATTCAAATTCCAACATTTGGCATCAAGTCCTTCAGTTTACTACTAATTGGGTAGGTCAAGTAACATTTATATACTCTCCAGAAGAGTGTCAAAGAGATTATTGGGGAATTTTTAATATAAATATTAGGTCAAAAGATATTTGGTTTCATGGATTTAATCTGGCAAATATTCCTGAAATGAAATGTGTTGGAGATGACGACAATAATTGGAGTGTATGGGTTAAAGGAAATGCAAATCAGTATGACCCTTATGGAACGATTCAAGTTCTTAATTTTACAAATGCAACTATTAAAAGTGTAGGTATAACTAAGAGTCAGGTAAATGCTCCTTCAGGTAACTATGTTAAATCTCCTACAATACTTTCTGCGGGTAAGGTTCACAATGTAACTTTATGGGGTCAAAGTTTTGATGGTACTGATAATGTAAGTGGTTCTTTATCTGGAGTTGGTCATATACAATTTAGTGCAGATAATTCTTATAGTATTGGAACAACTACTTCAGAAGCGGCTCACACTTATACAAGACAAGTATGGGCTAGACATTTAAATGCTAGTCGAGTTTATGCTGGTGATACTAATTTATATATTGGTTATAGTAATACTGCGCAAGTAAGGTTCTTTTCAGGTACTAAACAATCTGGAGATGGCTCTAATGAACGAATGACTATATCAACTAATGGTAATGTTGGTATTGGAACTGCTGTACCTGCTTATAAACTTCATGTTGTAGGTGATATATATTCATCTGCTACTATTAGAACTGCTGCTCAAAATCAAGCTATAATGTTAACTAACAATTCCGATCCTGCTTGGATTAGTGCTCTGTGTGGTCAGATAATATTCAATACTGGTAAGGCTATTCGTTTTGGTGAAACTGCTTGGGATTGGAATGGATGGGCTGGTCTTAAATATACTCATTCTAATAACACTATTTATCTTGGTATAGCTGATAATTCTGTGTTTAATGCTAATAGTGCACAAAGTAATGGTACACTTAGACTTGCAGGTATTACAACTATAACTCCTGATAGTGGAACTAGAATTGGAGGTAGTGGCGGTAATTTATATTTAGGTAATGCTAATAATTCTGGTTGGGTATGTACTCAAAATATATGTAGTCAAACTAATTATAGTCTTTGGTCTATAAGACAAGACGGTAATGCTTATTTTAATAGTATTAATATTAACAGCGGTGCTACATTTAATGGTCCAGTTAAAGTTAACAATATGCTTACTGCTAGAGGTTTAATGTTTACAACTGCTGATTCAAATGCATATGGTACGTCATTACAAAATTGGGATGGTAGTATTGGGGCTCATGTTACTAATATGTTTAATGGTATAGTCAGTAATAATATAAGTATGGAATATTCAACAAACGGAGGAAGTTCTTGGCTTACATATACTGATAATCCTAATTATTTATTTAATCTTATAAATGATAATTCTGATACGGAAAATTTCTATTTAGGTAATAATGTTATAAGTGGTAGTAGCGATGATGATAAACTTACTCAAATAAAGAAAAATCAACTTAGAGTTACTATAAAAATACCTCCTGAAGTTTATCAAGAACTTGCTTGGATAAGCGTTGATGTAAATAATGGAGTTAGCATAAAATGCCAAGTATATTTAGGAAATAGTAGCGGTGTTTACACAGAATATGTTTCTAAAGTACTTTCTGGTTGGTCTCACAGATGTGACATTTGTGTTGGTCCTTTAAATGTAAATGTAGGTAACGATAGTTATCGTTATGTAAGATTAGTATTTAGTCATCTTAGTAGTCATACATCATTACGTAATGGTATTATTTCTAGAATTAGAGCTTTGGCTTTAACAAAATATAATAATGGGTCTGAAAGATATAATATTAGTACTACTGGTCATATATATAATTATGATTATAATATGAATACTTACTTCCCTAATAGCATTCTTGCTAAAGGTGGAGTTACAGCTTATCAATCTTCTGACATCCGCTTGAAGCAGGATTTGCGGAAGCTGGACTACTTGGGTATCATCAAGGCAATGGGTGGCACGTTCGGCTTTGCTTGGAAGAAGGACAATACAAGGTCTATCGGTTGGATTGCCCAACACGTCTTGTGCAACCCTCACTTAAAGGACATCGTGGAGACGGACGAGAAGGGCTACTACAAGATTAACTACTGGTCTCCGAAGCTGATTGCAACGGCATTCGGTGCTATCGAGCAGGTGGGCGATGAGGTCAGCAGGTTGAAGGCTCGGGTGGTCTTCCTCGAATCAGAGGTTCAGCGATTGAGCGGAGATAAGGAAGACTGCAACAAGAAGAGATTAGATAACAAGAATATTAATTCATTAAATTAGATTAGAAAATGGAGAATTTAAAGATTAACAAGAAGAGTGAACAGACAACTGCCACTTATACCAAGGGCGGCTATCGAGTAGAAATCACCTACAATGTTGACAAGACTGGTGGCAACATTGAGAGCATCAATATGAGTATCTATGGTGACCCAAATGGTAATTATCTCGGCAATGCGAACGCAAGCTCCAACGGCAGCGAGCTGACCTACAACATCAGCGGTGTTCCTCAGAGCAAGCTCAGTGAGGTATCAGCATTGATTAAGGAGGTTAATTCCGCTATCGCTGCTAATATGGCAAGCGAGGCAGCAGAGTAAGTATCGTGAGTATTAACGCAGGGTGGCTCTTATAGAGCTGCCTTGCCTAGTGTTTTAAGTTCTAAAGATTAAGCGTATGGAACGATTTATGTTATGACTTGCGAAAGTGTTCAATGTAACAGTAGAGCGAGTTGTTACTAAAGAAGTTGTAACAGAATTAGAAACTAAAGTTGAATATTTAAAAAATAAAGATTATGTCTTACAATAGTGATAGTGGAATTATTAGTGCTCCTGTTAGCATTGATGATGTTAAACAAGCTCTTGGAGAGAGTAGCAATGACCTTGCTACTCTTTGTAAGAGTGAAAATATAAATATATGGAGTAAGTATAAACCTATTAGTTGTAAAGGTGAATTTAAAGAATATCCAATTAGAGAAGACTCTGATGAAATAGTAACATCTTCATATAATAAATATACTTGTGTTGTTCGTTGTGGTATGAATATACCTATGGACACTTATAAGAACTTACGTTATAATTATGGTGGAGAAGGTTTTGCTATTGAAGCATGTAAAGAACTTTATATTGATAATGTATATGGAGTTAGAGGTATTGATAAAGATGCAAGTGCTAATTCGCATACTGTATATGCTTCAGGAAAACATTTTCCAAAAGGTGGTGCTAATTCTCCTTATAGATTAGGTGATTTTAGAAACTATAATAGTAAAGCAATAAGTAATATGTTCCAATCTTCTATTCCTACGTTATTTAATGTTGAAATTTATTATTCTTCAACTCCTAAATTTAATTGTGTTCTATATAAGAATACAAATGTGGATGATAATACAAATGTTACTATGGAAGATATAATTACCGATTTGTATTTAGCTTGGTCTTTTTGGATTCAAATTTGTTATGATTCACCATATAATAATACTGATAAGATTTATAAAAATTATTATGTTGGTAATTGCGAAAAACCAACAGATTTTATATATGCAAGTAGAGAAATAACTTTTGATGTAGGTAATGATAAAGATGTTACTATTGTACCTTTTTTAGCATATACTCGTAATGCAACTTTATATGATAATACAAAAATAATTTTTATATCTCCTCCAGGTGCTATTAGTTTTAAATATTATCCTAGACAAATTAATATGGAAAGTATTAAAAGTGGTTCTAGTGGTTTTGTTGATTTCTCATCGTTGAGAGAATTAGTTGGTGCTACTTGTATTTGTAAAGCTAAAATATATAAACTTCCTGATGCTGCATTAACAGTTACTGATGGTATGTTTAGAAGTGTTTGTACTTATGGTAATAATCAGACCTTTCGTATGCCTACTAGTAATAAGACAACATACGGAAGAGGTTATGTGTCTAATAGCTCTGGTCAAGATACAGGTTCTGTAACTATTCCTAAAGGTGATAGAACAGATTATATTGAAGTATATATAAGATTTGATAATGTTTATGAAGGAGGATATTATGGACAAATGTGTCAATTATCTTTTGAAATTAATATAGATGGTGGATGGAAACAAGTTCCTCCAGGAGGTAGTTATATTATGCATTAAAACGTAGATGTTCTTAATATAATAAATGTGCTAGAAACGTATTTGTGGTTTACGTTCTCACCGAGAAAGCAGACACGTTGCGACCTAGTGATTATCCAAAATGGGGAAGTTAATTTTAAATTCGTAATTTTTGCTCCTCCTGCATTGCTATTCGGAATTATTTTCTTAACTTTGCGGTGTTAATAGGAAAGGTATTCTGCTATGGCAATCTGGCGAAGAATATTGTATAACATAAAAAATAAAGAAACAATTATGAAGAAGATTAAGACAATCGAGGCTGTTGCAGCCTACAGAACATTGAAGGCATTGAAGACATCATCAATGAGTGATGATGCCGCTATGCGAGTTTGGAAGAATATGAAGGCTCTGCGCCACGTAGCCGATACCTACGACAAGGATGTGGAGGAAGCACAGGAGAGCTTGAAGGACGATAAGTTCGAGGAGATGCAGCGCAAGCTCCAGGAGTGCCAGCAGCTAGAGCAGAAGCACGCCGATGATGGCTACGAATATAACAGGGACGATTCAGCCAAGTTTGCGGAGGTTAATGAGTACTTCTACAATCAGAAGCAGAAGACCGAGAAGTACTTCTCAGACCTTGCCAATGCCGAGGTAGAGGTAGACATCGAGGCAGTTGAAGAGAAAGAGCTTTTCAAGGCTGCTAAGGATTGCGGCTTGAAGTTCGCTGATATGGAGAGCCTTGAGGTTGTGATAGGATAAACACTAATAGCGTTAGAATTTGGTAAGGAAACCGTTCTAACGCTATTTTTGTAGCCATCTACTTTCAGATTGTTACTTTTTATAAAGTTTAACACAAAAATATTCTCATTTCCGATGATTTTGTGCAAAAAAGAGTATCTTTGCAACATCATTTAATTTAAATCAACGCTTATGAATAAAGAAGACGAAGACAACCTATTAAAGTGGTTGAAAGACAAAGATGTCAGTGAGGTTATGGATTTGCTGATGAGACATGGTAATCGGTATAGTAGAAGGATTCTGAAATTTTTCAGATGGTTTTGTAAGTACGTTCCTATCACGCTTATGTGCTTTCACGCATACGGCATTTATGAATTCTCTCAGCATCCTCGTGAAATGTTCATCCCTTATGCGGAGAATGCAACTTGCTATCTCTACATATATTTTATGGTGTACGTCCTGCCAATGGTTTTGATATTAGCAAGCCGATTTTTCTTCTTGTGTTGGAGATACCGCATTCCATTCTTCTACTTTGCAAGCATCAATGCGGCTCACATTGTGGAATGGAGCTGGTACACCACCAAAGATATGGTAGATTCATGCTACACTATCATGGTAGTAACGGCAATATTCTATCTGTACTCTTTTGTGGATTTGTTTATCAGCAGGTCAAAGTTAGGACGTAAAATCTGTGCATAATGGGAAAGATATTGAATTATAAGATGCTCGGAACGGCTTTTAAGTCGCTGAGTGATGCTTGCTTTAAGGCTGACGAGCAGCAGCGAAATGGTGAGGTCATCACCGCTTGCGGAATGAGCGATGATGACCTAGATAGATTGTGCGACATCATCCCCGATATGCTTAACCCGATGCTATCTACCGAGGAAGTCAAGGAGAAACTGCATGTTTCTGATGCTACGTTGAACAGGATGGTCGCTAGGGGTGACATCCCGAACGGAAAATGCAAGAAGCGTGGGCACACCCGATATTGGAAGAAGTGGGATATACTGCACTTCATTAAGAGTAAGAGAGGTAAGTGATTGCCTCTTTTTTTTTTGTTATTTATGATATTACCTCCTATCACCTTAAATCACTGATAATCAACCACTAAAAGAAAGTGTGATAGAGTTATATTTGCTCTCCCCTATTCTTCGTACCTTTGCATCCGTAACGTTACAATAGTGTTAGTTAATATTAAGGATAACTTAAAAAGATTGTAAAAATGGAGATGACAGATGCAAAGGTCGTAGAAAAGAAAATCTACGAAGAGGGGAAAAAGCATGACGATTATGCTTCTAAGGCTACAGGTAATGCTGGTCTTACCCTTGGTATCATCGGCACAGCACTCGGTGCTGGTGCTTGGTTGCTTGGCGGTAACAACCGCAGTGTGTTTGGTTCACTCGGTGGCAGCAATATGCCTGAGAACGTGAACATCAACGCCTATGGGGCTAACGCAAGTTCAAATCAGCCAACTGCCTTGCAGGTAATGGAGAAGGAATGCGATGATGAGGTGAAGTTGCTTACCTACATGTTCGGTATGAAGCTCGACACCGCTAACAAGTTCTATGCTATGCGTGAGACAGATGTTGCCGAGAAATTCGGTCTTTACAAGTCGCAGGTAGATGCTATCAACGCTGAGAACCGCCGTGCAATGCAGGCTGAGTTCGGTCTTTACAAGTCTCAGGTTGATGCTGATTTCGGCTTGTACAAGAATCAGAGAGACCAGTACGATGCGTTGCAAGCAAAGTATAATGACCTCGACAAGAAGGTAGCCGTGATGGAAGCCCTCACTCCTTACAAGGAGAAGCTTATGATGGCTTACGTTAACGAGAAGACCTGCAACTGCTTGCGCGGTCAGTTGGTACTCCCATCTACGCCAGTAATTTCTGGCTACGGCAGCTATTGCTGTAACGGTACTGCTCCTTCCACGCCCACTACAGGAGCGTAACAGAGCAGTAAGGAAGTCGGTTAGACGGACTAAAAAGAAATGAGTTGGTGAGGGGTGTTTGCCCTCGTTGGTGGATGCCCTCTCACCTCTCTATAATATATCACCAACTTAAAGATATTGATTATGATGAATTTTGGAAACAGCCCATTATTGGATATGGGTACAAGTCAGCAGCAGCCGCAGATGATGGATGCCGAGCTACAGAAGATGTATGAGGCAATACAACAGAAGCGAGCATCTATCAACATGCAGGCGCAGCAGTCTTCCACCCCTTTATGGGATGAAATCGACAAGATTGAAGACAATCTTACAGGCGCACAACGTCAGTACTTGATGCAAAATCAGGAGTACGTCAATAGCTTGCAATATGTGTCTAAGCTAGTGCAAGACGAGGAATTGCGCATCATACGTCCTCGCATTGAGAGTACTCAGCAAGGACAGGAGGCATTAAAGAAACATTTGTCTTTGATGCAACGACTGAGAAAAGAAGTAGCACAGGCGGAAGAGCAGAAAACCGCTATACTTAACGACTATATGACAAATCATAGTGATAAAACGTGGCAAGAGTATCTCGCTATGGTTCAAGGGACAAAGAAGGGAGGAACTAAGAAATGAACGTAACAGAATTGAAAGAGAAACTGCTTACATCGCTTGATTTGTGGGCAGACGCAAGAATAAGTGATATGGTGAAGGAAAACCCAGCATTGGCTATCCCTTCCGTGTACATGAAGCGAGCATCGCACAACATCATCGCAAAACACAAGGATAGTTGGGGCAAGAGCATTGACAACGCTACCCTATTCATTGCTGATGAAGACGGCAACATAGATGCCGATACAATATTCTCAGACCTTATGCAGATGTTGGAGAATATAAGCAACTATGAGTTTGACCTTGGTTTTATCAAAGGTCGCATTGATGGCGGTGTTTTGTCTATTGATTTACCAGACAACATCATAACGACTATCCTCTTTGGTAGCAAGAAGAGTATTAGCTTCACCAAGGATGACTTTGAAGAGTTGAAAAGTCTGGTAACAGCAGAGTAATAATCATAAATATAAGAAGATATGGAAGCAAAAGAGATTATGAGCAAGTTTGATGAGCTGTACGGTATGATGGCTTCATCAACCAACGTTAAGTATATGCACACATTTGGAGATACGATGCGTTGCATGATGCAAGATATGGCATCGAAGCACCCAGAGTTGGCGCAAGAGTACGTTGAGAAACTTTGCGCTATAAAATGGAAGAACTATCTCACCAAGAAGGAAGCTTCTGAGATTGCAAACGGTATGAATCCACCAGTAACCTGGGATATGCAGACATGGATCAATGCTATGACCGGTCTCGGACTTGCAACAGAAGAGAAACCTTATTACAACGATTACGCTTTGTACGTTGCGATGAATCAGGTTGTAAGCGACCACGGATGCACAATTGCTAAGATACTCGACAAGGAAGATGTTAAGGACATTGATACAGAACATCTGGTTAAGTATGCCCACAGCCTTGCACTCGATTTGTTGAAAGACAAGGATGGTGTATACAACATCAGAGAGTATTTTCTGAAGTAACATCAAAAATATACGGTTATGAAAAAGGTATTCGAAGACATTATAGCTAGCAATGATATGCAGGCTATCAAGAACTGTGTTACGATCATGGCAGATTGTTGCGAAGTTGGAATGAATGACAGCGTAATGCTTGATATGATGAAGCAGGTCCAGGGAGAGATTGGCGCGTGTCATTATACCGAAGAGATGGCAGATATGCATCTTTGTCTCATCGGTCAGCTTCATACTAAAGATGTAGCCAAGGACTATTGGCATGAGGTCAAGAACGACAACATCAATCTCGAAGACTGGTGCGTTCTTTGGGGCGAAATGGTTAAACGTAACGACGGAAAGATAAAGAAATGGTTTCCGAAGATCAATACGTACAACTACGAGCAAAAGATTTTCGATGAATGTATTTCCTTCCTGGAAAGTGGCAGACTTCCATACTACGACTTGAATGTCTAAAGTTTTTCGTTATTCTGAATAAAGTTTCGGTTTTTTTTGCTATCTTTGCAGAAAGAGACCGAAACTTTATTTTTATTAATTATTCAGGATAACAGATTATGACAGATTTATTAGATTCATCACAGATTCGGCAGATAGGTGTTACTATTTTTTCAGCTATACTTGCCTTTGCAACGCCAACAGAGGGATTCATCTTGGCGTTGGTTATCGCATTTGGCTTCAATATCTTCTGCGGTATGCGAGCTGACGGTGTGAGTGTTGTACGATGCAAGAATTTTTCTGTATCAAAGTTCAAGAACGCACTTTTAGAGATGCTCTTGTATGTTGTTATTGTGTATGTCATGTATGGAATCATGGTAAGTTGCAACGACAATACAGAAGCATTATTCGTGATTAAGATGCTTACGTATATATTCTGCTATGTGTATATATGCAATGCGTTCAAGAACCTTATTAAGGCATACCCTAAGAATGTTGCATTCAGGGTTATTTATTACATTCTGAGGTTTGAGTTTGCGAAGGCATTGCCGAGCTATTGGAAACCGATATTGGATAGATTGAATCAGGAGTTTGATAAAAAAGAGGAGGAAAACAAAAATGGCAAACCATAAGATTCTTGAGCCATTCATTCTCAGGTGGGAGGGTGGCTTCGTTAATGATAAGAATGATTTGGGTGGAGCTACTAATATGGGCGTGACTCTCGCTACATACCGCTCAGTATTCGGCAGCAAGAAGACGGTGAACGATTTAAAGCGTATGACCAGGGTGCAATGGGGTGTAATCTTCAAGAAGTACTACTGGGATAAGTGGAAAGCTGATGATATTAAAGACCAGAACGTAGCCAATATCCTCGTCGACTGGGTATGGGCTAGCGGAGCCTACGGTATCAAGATTCCTCAGAGAGTTCTTGGCGTTGATGTGGATGGTATTGTCGGGCCGAAGACTATCGCAGCTGTCAACGCAAGAGATGGCCGGGAACTGTTTGATAACATCAAGCAGGAAAGAAAAGATTTCATTGACCGTATCTGTCAGACAAGACCACAGAACAAAAAGTTCAAGAATGGTTGGCTGAACAGAATTAATTCACTTGCTTATGAAACTGATTGATAAAATAACAAGGGTTGTAATTGCCATTGCAGTAGCAATGCTGATTCTATCAATGATCTGTAGGTGCAAGACCAAGGAGCGTGTGGTAGAAAAACAGACATACATCACTGATAAACGTAACGAGGCTAAGTGGGATTCACTCTTCAACGCAAGGCTTGTCAAGGAGCTGGAATTATACAGAGCATCGCATAAAGAGTCTGTAAAGTCTACCACTAAAGAGAAGACACATGTCAAAGATAGTACAGCATCCAAGTACGATGCGAACGGCAACAAGGTTGGTGAGGATAAATTTCACTACGAATATCACGAGATATCACAGGAAGATGTACAGATACTGAGAGATAGTATTTCTAGTCTTAAAGAATACAAGGATAGCTCGGCGATATATCATAGCAAGTGTGACTCCTTAATCTCAGTGATAAGTAAAATATCGAAAGATAAAGTATATGTAGAGAAACAGTTGTCAAAAACAGATAAATTCTTCCTTAGACTCGGAAGAGTATCTTTTGCGATACTGATCCTAGGAGTTGTCGTTTTTATAGGGTATTTGATTATAAGAAACAGGAAACGTTCTTAGATTTTTTCATTGTTTTAATGTTTTTGTTGGTTGTTTAATACAAAAAGGGGTGACCGCACGCGATGTGTAGCCACCCCTAAACATATAGATAATGCACAGAAATTATTCTTCAGCTCCCTGGAGGAACTTGATACCATACTTCGTCTCGTAGTGTTTCTGCTGCTCTTCTGTCAACATTTTGGTTTCGCTGTCGTAGAACACGGTAAGCAGCTCTCCGTAATCTTTGTCGTAGAAGTAGTTGTATTTATTGCAGAGATAGTTCCTTGCGCAGAGACATCTGCTCGGAATGGTCTTGAACTTGCGTCGTGTCTTCTGTTTTATTCCATTCGTTGCTCTGTACCTGTCAAGCCTCAGCGTCTTTTTTAGAGATTCAGAACGTTTAGCTATTATCTCCGGTCTTATTATTGCCTGTGCACATTTCAACCGAAGTCTTTCTTCCGTTTCCTGGGTATGAGTAACGCCAAGTGCCTTTGCTATGCTTGTTACACATGACTTTGTTATCCCAAGCTCTTTGGAAATTTCGGAAGAAGAGTAATCCGGATATAGCTTACGGACAGATTCCCTGGTCTTCTCTCTTTGCTCTTTTCTTGCGTCCTTGAACGAATCCCCATGCAGCCTATGTAGCCAACAGTAAACAGTCTGTACTGCGCAACCGAAGCTCTTGGCCATTGCGTAAGGAGATTCGTAAGGGTGTTCCTTTATATACGTTTTCTGTTCATCTGTGATATTCATGTATTACTTTTTATCAGAAGAGCCGTAGCCGTTATCGCCACGCTCTGTTTTGTTTAATTCATCCGTCTCTACAAACATAATGTTGTCACTTGTTTCTAGGTGGAATTGCACGATTTTATCACCAACCTTGTATCTCGGCATATTTGGCATAACGTGATAGAATACAGTCGAAATCTCGCCAACAAAGCCATCATCAATGGTTGCTTCTGAGTTACTGAGAACCATGCCAGTCTTCCATACAGAAGAGCGAGGACGGAGCGTGAAGCATCTTGAAATATCAGCAGGCTTATTGCGGTTTTCAATCTGTAGCGAAAATCCTAGACCATATTTCCATACGTTAGGCGCAATCTCTTCCTCTGAAACAGCATAGCAGTCATAGCAGAAGTCATCGTCATGCGCCTTGGATGGCATGATAGCGTTCTCGTTAGTCTTTTTGAATAAGACAGGCACACCAACAACCTCGGTGAATCTATCAATCTCCACGCCATCAACATTCACCTTTCCGTAGAACATATCGGCAGGGCGAGTCCAAACCTTGCACTCTCCATAGAGAGCCTGATAAACAACTTCTTTCTCCTGAGTTTCACTATTAGTGACCTCAGTAATAAATCTGTAATAACCTCCTTTGAAATGTCTAAAAATCTTTTCCATTTTAATATTTAAAGTTTAAAATTCATGTTCGTCACATACTTGGCCGCAAGATGATTCGTGTTCGTTATTTCCGCACCATCCTACGCCGTAAACGTCTTCGTTGTCAAACCAATGACAGTTACCGCAACATTTCAATACGCTGCATTGCTTTAAACTTTCTGCATCACGTTGAACATCTCTTAGCTTGAACGGATGCTTCTTATTGGACTTTATCAATTCGTTAATATACCTACGGGCATTCCAATGATCTGTAAGACTTATCGCCTTTGTGATGCGGTGGTCTTTAAAATCGACTTTATATCCCGCTCCAGGCAATAATATGCCATTATAGCAGAGGTAACGAAATATCCAATAAGGTGTATTGTGCCGCATTATCTTCTTTGCTAATCTAATCTTCACCCTTCCACCTCCTCCCAGTCATTTGCGAGAATGTCACCATCAACGCACGGCATGCCAACAAAAGGAACGTCCAGATAATCCGTCCCAAACATATCATTATAGGATACACATCGGACGTAAATTTTCTTCTTATTAATAAATGTTGTTCCATTACTCCATATCCTACGTTTCACTTTCTTTCCTTCCTTCATTCTTCTCAGAGCCTCCGAGAAGTCAAATATTTCCTTCTTCATTTATTCTATCTTTTTAAGCTTCATACGCTAATTAATTGCCTCCTCAATCGTTTTGAGATAGTAAATTGTATTATTGATACCTGTAAGTTCCTTGCAAGGACTTTGATAAGTCTCAGAGATTTGTTCCAAATCCTCGATAAATTGTTGTAGCTTAATTTTATCCTCCCAATCGAGAACTACTACATTTCTTGTTTCTTTTTTCATACGCTAAAAAGGTATTTTTTTATTACTACTGCGAAAATGCATATGTTTCCTTCTCCACACCAAATTATTTTCTACTTTAATATGTCCGTCTGGGAATTGATGTACTCTATCCCAATAAGCAAACATAGAGAATATACTTTTCATACGCTACTTTCCTTATCGAATTTATTACCAATAACTTCAATGAATGCGATACATTTGTCTACATCGGAGAGTTCAAACAGATACATATCGTCATTCACTGTTCCATTCTTACGAATAAAGAATGCGCCACCGTAATCAGAATACATTACAGTATATTGGCTGCCAGAATCTGTATCAAGAAGAACATCACCTTCCCAAATTTCTTTGCCATCACAATCTTTCTGTCCTGTGAACATACAGATAGTATCTGGGTCGACTTCAGCACATCCCGAATGGAATGGTTTATGATCAATAGGTACTATCCATATAGTATTTTCAAAATGAGAGATTTCACCCTCTATCCATTCTCCGTTGTCAAGACGTTTTGCCTTGAACTTTATATTTTCTATTTTCATAAGCTATTCATATAAAATTGTTATTCTTTTACTTTTATCTGCCTTCAATATAGCTTCTTTTGCTTTACCGATAGAAGAAAACAAATACGTTGGGCAAAGGTTATATGCGCAATAGTCCCAATAATGGATAAGTCCAAAGAGCAATGAATGTCTCTTATCTACACGATAAGCAAGGATTGGGTTATCCTGAGAATCGTAATGTATGCCTTTAACAGCCTTGCTTTTACGATACATATCTACTATTCTATAGGTTGCCATAACTATTTTGCTTTAACGTTATACACTCCATCAATGACCTCCACTTCATAACAATCGGGACAATAGTGTTTGCCATCTATCATTTCCCAATCAGAGTAGTCACCAATATCAACTTCTTTGTTACTGAATAGTGCAGAGCAAGTATCTGTACCTCCAAATACTTCTCCGCATCTATCGCAAACAATCTGATACATTGTAATCGGTCTATACATAAGCTATTCTTCCTTCCCGTATAAAAGTTCAACACTCTTTCTTAGCACTGCCTCTATATGGTCTCTTTCGAGGTCTCTAGGCTGTCTAAGAAGCCATTCTATATCTCCGTCTATCAATTCTTGATAGGCTTCCTTACATATTTGCATGCTCATATTTATCTATTCCAATATTTACCAATTAAATAACCGATAACTCCACCCATAAAAGCTATATATAGAACAGCTAGGGTAAGAATAACATAAAATCCAAACATAACTATTAATCTATCAATTTTATATTGTAATGAGCAGCGAGTGCGTTTTCCGCTTCTCTGCAATGTGCCCTTATTTCTCTATCTCTACTTGTGTCATAGCAAGCTTCTGGTGGAATTTTTCTTCTACAACGTGCAAACATACAGAAAAAATCACAAGTTGTATATAGACCAAACTTTTCTGATAGTTGTGCTCTTTTCATTTCTACTTTATTCATATTAATCATCCTCCAACTCTTTAAGTGCCAAGACTATCTCGTTTTTGAATATGAATTGTAGTGCCTTCACTTAATTTTATTCTTTTTGAGCCAATCATCTTGGAAACATTATTAATGTGAACTATCGCTTTTTCTTTACTCATTGCTTATCCTCCTTTGCCTTTTTAAGATAAAATTCGCTCCAATCTTCAAAAGTCCAATCTCTTGTATTATGAGTAAGATTGAAAACTTCCGTATCTTTCTCTAACTGTAGTAACAGCCAAGCGTAATCTTCATATCGCTGTCTTAGCAATCTTTTGCGACACAATCTTACATGCTTGTATAACTTATAATCAGCGGTTGCAGCATCAAAGATTATTTTACCTACTATTGCTAACAGATAAGCAGATATAACGCCTAATGCAATCCAACCTAATATTGTAATTACTAAGTCCATATTCTCTTCTTTTTACCCTCTCCCTTTTACAGGAGAGGGTGATTAGTTAATCTGTTGCAACTTCCCAATCTTCCGCAAACACATCAGATGAAGAAGGAACCCATGAATCAGCCCTACCATCCGGATTGATAATCAACATTTGGTTGGTATAATCAATGTGGGGATTCTCACGCTTCATCAGAATGTCCTTAGCAATCTGTGGCAATGACTGCATATTAGGGATGATGTCACTAGTGATATGAGAAGGAACCTGCTTCACGATAAACAAGCCCTTACCATTCCATCCCCTACGTCTTACCGCAAGACCAGCCTTCAGCAAGTCAATAGCTCCACCGAAGTTAACAGAGCCTACTTCACGATAGGCTTTCTCAAACACGTCCTTAGGAGACCAGCTTTCATATCCGCCCTCATAGACTACCTTGTAACCGTCTTCACGATTCATAGATTTTGGCACAGCTTCATCTTTGAGATACACTTTGCCATCAACTCGCCACGCTGGGGTGGCATTCACAACTTTTGTTCCAATGTACTTTTTCATATCAATTTATTTTATATCCTCATAGAGGATGGTTAGTTACTTAGAGGGTTCTATATATGAAACAGGCTCCCATACATCGTAAGCTGTCAGCAAAACTGGAGCGATAACAGATGGGGCGAAGATGATAGATGCTACAACATCTGGAGCATTCAACTCGTAGTTAACACCTTCTACTTTGTTTTCCTTACTAGCCCAGCCATAAGGCTTTGCTGTAATCGTAGAGCCATCTTTCTTTTTAAAAGTCTTCTCGCTAGAGCAAGAAGCGAACAAACTTGCAACGACTAAGGTTGCCAAAATAATCTTTTTCATATTGCTTATATTTATGCTCTATAAGGGCGGTTAGTTAATCTTCGACCTCTTTTACAGAAACATCACAACCATAAAGAGGTGACTCGTCATATTCTTTAGCCTCACACTCAATAGCTTCACTAATAGCTCTTTTCAATGACATTTCAGACTCATTAATTTCGCCTTTTACTATTACTATAAACATTCTTTCTTCCATATTACTTATATTTAATCCCATAAGGGTGGTTTAGTTACTTTCTATACACATTACCACTCATAGTGTTCACGCTGCCAGCAATATCACCACAAGTAACATCTCCGCTCATTGTATGCACACTACCTTTGACTTCGTGGCAATCTACGTCACCACTTGCTGTATTGATAGAGTTTGCATCACCATTGATGGTTACATCGCCACTAGTAGTATTGATGCTGCCAACATTACCTTCTACCTTTATCTCTATAGAAGGTGTACTGAAGTCTTCTTGCAAATTTCCGTTCACATAGACCTTACCGTTGTCAATGATTATCGACTGCGCTCCCTCTATCTTAACACCATTGATGTAGGTTGCGCCATTTATATTTTTCAATGATGATTTTAAATTGTTGAATATCTTCATATAATATCTATTTATGCCCGAAGGAGTTAAACATCTATTTGATTTGCACACTCTTCTGTTTCATCAGTAACAGATAACTCATCCCACATATCACACTTACCTTTATCATTGTATATACAATGTCTCTGACAAATTCCTCTTATATCTTCTCTTAACATACCTACACCTCCATTTCAGAATTTAGATTTAGACCAAAGAAAAGGTGCTGTAAGTCTGAAACGCTTTCTACGTCTCTTAACCATACAATAGCATCATTTACTACTTTATAGGCTGAGTAACCATCAATCTTTTCACATAGTCTTATATGATAGTTATCATTAATATAATCACCTTTTTCTTCTCTCCATCCATTCTTCTCTAGAAGCTCTGGGGATATGGGTATCGTAACTATATCCTTCACCCATGAGCCACTGTCACAAAATAGGAATCCATCATCTACAATGGTTTTCCCTTTTAAGTTGGAAAGAGTTACAGAACCTTTCAGCTCAGTGAATACATTTCCATCTTCCACTGCTCTATATTTATCAGCATTACTTTCTGTGACCTGATAAACGATGCCCTTTTTGGTTCCGACAGGAATGCCGTTGGTCATTACCAAATCTCCTGGAATATATTCTAACTTATCCATACGCTTAGTCCTTACCATTAATGAAATCCTCATATTCACCTATCGTGATTTCCACGAAGTCTGGATTTTGCTTTTCAGCTCTAATGCTATCATCAAAGTAAACGAAAATACGGTCTTTGTGACGTAAAAGCTGGGTGATGGAGAATCGGCTGACGTGCGGAACTTCGATATTCAGTTCCTTCAATATCTGGAAATGATGAGTAAAGGATTTATATGATGTAAGTGCTGCTGCTATTGCCTTACCTTGCTTACTACGCTTGTTAGGCGCAATAGCTATATAGTAACCGTCCTCCAATTTTACACCGTCAATCTTCTTCCACACCTTCTTATCTAGCGTATCGTAAAGCTCAGAAGGAACCCATATAGCAGTAATCTCGTACACTCTTGTGAGAGTTCTGTTAGGCTGATAGCCCTGATATTTTTCAAATTTGAAACCTACGGCTTCTTCCACTCTTTTCATGTAGGCCTGATACTCTTTTTCTTCAGCATCAAGAACACCCTTAATGTATCCATAAGTCTTACTTCCCTGTTTTGCTTCGTACAACATATACCTTACTTTTTTACGATGATTATACTTTTTGATAGCATCCTTCTTAGAGGCTGCCATAATCTTAACACCCTTGATGGTGAACTCATGCTGCGCCTTTGGCTGACACTTCTGCTTATCAGAAGGAATGTTGCCATTTGGTGTACCAAGTCTATGGCTTGGTGGGCCAAACGGATACTCACTAGCATAAGCCGTGATAGCAGTATACATCAAAGCCAAATTCATTAATTTTCTGCTCATACGCTTTACTCCTTTACTTCTTTAAAGATTATACCCTTTCCGTCAGAACGGTTTGCATAACCACATTTAAACATATCGCTTGCGTTACATCCGTAATTATCAAAGAAGCAACCTTTACAAGTTTTCTGTTCAACAGCTTCAAGAGTAATGGTTACTCTTTCTCCAACTTTAAGCTCTTTCATAAATTATTTATAACACAACCAACATAAAAACAAATAGATATTATATACGCCTTGATAATGTGGATGCTCATTGCAATAACAACCTAACTCAGCTATTTCTTCTTTAATATTGCTCATGTTCCTCCTTTGGCAATAAATCATCAACATACAACCAACGCCTTAATCTTTTTTCATTAGAGAACCCTCTAACCCATTGGATATCGTCAGGTATTTTTAGAGACCGATAATATATGCCACCTTCAAAAGTATATTCAACTATAACCATTTTGCCGCAAGGAATACGCTCATTAAAGATATCATGCCACAAGTTCTTCAAAAACCAGTCGATACCATCCTCGAAAGCTGCATCTGGATTTACGGTGACCCAAATACCTATAGAAGTTGCAGATTTATATTTTTCTGCTATTTTTTTACAAATTTTCTTCTTTTCTTTAGCATACTTTTTAGCTGCTTTTCCGATTTTCTTTTTGTCTATCATATTTATGCCTCCTATTTTGATTATCAGCAATCAACTTTCGTAATCTAGATATGACCTCACCTGCGTTCTTATCATGCGCTCCTTCGTAAAGTCCGAGACGAAGCATAATGATGTTTAGTGCAGGGTCGTTAATCTCAATAGCCCTTTCTGTGAGTACTTTAAGTACCTGTGCTAGAATTCGAAAAGATGCAGCATAAGGAACGCTTTTTGAGCATTCAGCTATTTCTTTCAAAAACCTTGGCAAATCAACCTTCCATGCCATATCGTCCATAACATAGTTCTGAACATTCTTGCTTTTGATTTTCTTCATATCTAACCCTCCACGTCTTTAGTTGTACCTACCAATGATTCATTGCCGATGTAAGGAATACAGAATTTCCAAGTACAACATGTAGTTACATATCTTCCATCATCTTCTTTAATATGACTAAAGAAACTTGCTCTCCACATATCATTATAACTATCTCTAACTAATACTTTCTCAAAAGGTTTGAATTGGAGTTCTTTTTTAATATCCACAATCTGTTTCTTCTCAGCATCCCAAGCCTTGCCTTTCTTTGCAAGAGCTTCAAAGAGCTGCTGCTTCTCTTCTTCTGTAGATGAACGAGCTGTACAAAAGTCTTTTTGGCAATAACTATCCTCATTAACAATAGCTATGTTACCGTCAAGAAAAGCATGCCCATAATACTTTTCGTCATCTTCTGCTTTGAAAAGATAGATAAGCTTATCTCCAATATGAGGCATAATGGTGACAACATCCCCATCCTTGAACTCAGACTTTTCAATTTTCAAAGTTTCAAAGTTTAACTTATAGCCTAGTCTTTTCTCTATTTGGCGGATGTATTTCTGAGCGTCTTCTTTGTTTGCTTTGCTGAAATCTGATGTTGGCAATTCGTCTTCATACTCTCCGAAGCACATTGTAATACCCTCATTTTCCCACAGATAATTATTACCATTGAAAGTTTCGTAGGTATCATCATCAAACCCCTCGAAGATAACATGTGCATTTCCATCTTTGTTAACTAGAATGTCTCCTGTATTCCAAGCGAGCTTAGACCAGTCTCGCATTTCTTTGGAAGGAAGGAGAATCTGTAAGCCATCAAGCCAACTTTCTTCTGTACCTAATTTTGAATAATCAAACAAAAGAGTGCTGCCTACTTCATTAGTTGATGTACATTCAATATAAGTGCCAACATCTGTTATGTGAACTTCATCTAACTTTACGTCTATATTGCGTAATAAGTCATACAACTTAGTTCCTTGCGGCTTATCCTTTAGAATTTCCGCTATATTAACCTTTTCTTCCATAACCATTAACTTGCTTTATAAAGATTAAACCACACCTTATTACTCTGTTTACTCTTATAAACATTACCTTCAAGGTCGAAATAAACACGTTTCTTTTGATTGAACTTCTTCATCATTGGCTGATTATCCTTGTATGTCGTTACATCATACTCAATCAATGAAGAACCACGTTCATTCTTTGTTGGAGGATAACCTGATTCAGGTATGAAACGTACCTCAAATTCTTTATTCCCAATTTCAAAATTTGCTGTAGCCATATTACTTTATTCTTTTGAATTGAACATTCTTTCCGTCTTTTCGCTCATTTGATGCGCACTTGATTCGATTACACATTTCTATATTGATACAGTTTGCAATTTCATCAAAGAAACAACCGCTACAATCGGCTTCCTTGGTCTCAACCACCTTTAATGTGACTTCTGCGCCTACAGGCAAATCTTCCATAATTACACCTCCTAATCGTTATTGCGTTTTAGTTTAAGTTGTCTCATTTTTGCCTTTACTGCGCCAACTGATCGCCCAAGAGCCTTTGCGAGCTCTTCATCAGACATTTTATCGAAGTTACGTGACAGGAAGTTTACCTGGATGCCGTTCCAAGGGAGGAATGCGTTATTCTGGTGTTCTTCACCATGATAGTCAACGCCATTGAGCTTCAGTCCTTCGTCGGCAGCGTTGTCTATCCTTTCCGGATTGCATACCTTCATTGCAACCACCTGCAAAGCCCTGTAAATCTGACCGCCTTCCTTGAAGTATTCAGCATCCTTGTCCGGTATGAGGATCCTGGCAACCTCTCTCATCGAGGCATACATACCATACATAGACTGTATGAATTCTCCGCAAGGTCTTATGCTGCCGGAACTGATGCCACGTTCACTCATAACGTCATCAAACTTCGTACACATATCGTGCAGCATGATTGACAGGTTGTAGGCTACGCATGCATACGCCTGAAGCTTGTGTTCCTTGATGTTGTTCTTCAGAAGAATGTTGTCTGTCGTATAGAAGAGTCTCTGTATATCAATCTTCAGGTCTTCCTCCATGCTGTCTGTAATATCAAGCCAGAGCTCGTACTGCGAAATCTCGGTAGTATACTTCTTAAATATACCTATAAGAGTCTCAGAACGGGAGAATGCCTCCTTTATGCGATACTTAAGCTCATGCTTAAACAGGTCCTTCCTCTCGCTGAGATTGTCGTGCAAGTCTTTGATTGCCGTCTGTGTGATTGTAGCGAGAGAACCGATAATGAGGTAATAGAGCGAAGTGATATGGTCTACTGTTTCCCTGTCCGGCTCCTTGTAGTTGATGAAGAATGCTCCTTTTGGTGTGAAATTATATGCCGACATTCCTACACCTCCTTCTTTACTGCCAATGCGCAGCTGATACAGAAGAGCATCAGGAGCGAAAGGAAAATATGTTCAACCATGAAGCAGGCGAACCCGTAACCTGCGATAATTGCTGCGATAACAAGCAGGATCATCACTATTGTATTTTTGTATTTCTTCATATTTACTTTGATTTAATGTTTCCGTATGCAGCCACATAGCTATCAAGCTGCTGTGTTGCGTGAACTAGTTTTTGATTGTAGTTATCTCGCTCTGCCCTTGCCTTAGAGATAAGAACGAAGCTAACAATGAATGATATTACTACCGTTATCACGATGAACAACCAAGGCAGCTTGTGAACTGCCTTGTTTATTGCTCTTCCCAGGTTTCTCACAATAACCCAGGAATAGATCCAGATGAACACTACCGCTTGCTTTGTGGTAGCATTCTCGATACGTTCTTTCTGTGTCATAATTCTAAAATTTACTTGGTCCGGTTGCACCAGTTATCGGTAGATTGCCAATAACCGGCCATCCATATTTCTTTCTTTGTCGCATCAGGATGTTCATTGAGCCATTCCTCTGCCATTTTGCTTACGTCTGCCATTTCTGTCTCGTTTTGATTCTTTTTCAAGTTTTCTCTTTAGCTTTTCAAGAGGTGATTTTTCAATATCAACACCCTTTAAGCGGCAATGTTCTTCGTAGGATATTGCTTTTCTTCTAGATTCCTCATCTTCTTTCTTTTGTTTCTCAGCTAACTTTTGAGAATCAATTTCGGCTCTCTTTTCGTAAAGCTTACACATGTATTTTTCGAGAGCAATAAAAAGTTTTTGAGGATTCACTGTCTTCCCTACATAGATTTCGCCATACTCACCCATAGAAAACTCGTAGAAGAATCTAGTAAGCTCACTAGGCGTAAGGTGATAGTATTCTTGTCTGATACGCTGTGCCATAGCCTTGAACTGGTAAGGAGTAGTTGCGTCGATAGCTCCAATAACCATAAACAAGTCGATGAGCATTATCTTAATCCAGAACTCGCTTGCGCCATCTTTGAAGTACTTATCAATACTAACAAACGACATACCGCCTCTAGCTACAGAATCATATACAGATGTAATTGCGTCTGTTCGATTTTGCAGGGTAGGATATTTGTCCAGGAATAGCGCATATTGTTCGCCATATTTTGCTACCGCTTGGCTACATTCAGTCGGCAAGGATTGAACTAATTTTGTTGAAAGTTCGTTGCTGTTGTTCATAACTGTTTACACCATTGTTTTTAGGAGCGTACAACCCGGAATAGTTGTTTCCCATAGAATGCTCAACGATAACCTTTGCGTATTCAGGATTTCCGCCCGACATCTTTAAAAGCTTCTTTTTAAGAGCCGCGAGTCCACGAGGTTGATACTTCTGACGTTTCTCTTTCTTGTATGCAAGCCACATATCGAGAGCTTCCTGGCAAGGGTAAATCTCCTCCTGTTGCACTTCTTCCTCAAAGTCTGATAAATCGTTGCCTAACGAGAACGCTGCACCCATGCAAAAGATTTTCTGCTTTTCCAAGTCATTCGGGAATAGCTCGCCTGACTTCTGACGTATATTAGTTGGTAACATCATAAGCTATTGTATGTAATTTTGTTGTCTTTCTATATCATGTTGAATATGAAGTAGTGCGATATATTCATCAGAATCAGGAAAATCAAATCCAGCTTCCTCTTTTGCCCACGATTTGAAATCAGAAATTGATTTGCTCATTTCGTCTTTCGTAAGGTCAGCAGAAGAACGGAGATACTTATAGCATTCTCCTGTGAATTTATCAATTCCTTCTCTTAGGAATATATCTTTGTTCACTACCAGCTTATAGAAATGCGTCTTAACTTCGTCTAGAGTGTAGCCGTATTGGAGACCGAATGCAGATAGGAGCAAATGAAGATAGGCATTCTGCTTCAAAGAACGTCCACGTTTTTCTTTCAGCTCTACCATCGCGCCTTTGTTCTCCAACTCGGCTACTTTTTTCCTAAACGTTTCAAGTTCAAACACATTTTTCAGGTTGAACCACATAAGCGTTGAATGCTCGCTTGATTAGAAGGGAAGGTCATCAGAGTTCCCTCGTTGCTGTTCTTGCTGCTGTGCAGACTGCTGTTCAGGTGGAAACAGATTTTGCTGATTCGTCGGGTTTGCCACGCCAGCATCATTAGCAGAACTTGCCATAGCTTGTTGTGCTGCTTGTGCGCTAGACTGTGCATTGCCGCTAAAGCCACCACCTTGTGCGGCAGCTTGTTGTGACACCTTAGTAACATTCCAGGCACGGATGCTGTTGAACCAACGGCCCTGATACTCGTGAGCATCAATATCAAAGCTAACGTTAATAACCTCACCACTATGAATGTTGAACTGAGCCAGACAGTCTGCTCCGAAAACATCAAAGGCCATCTTCTTAGGATATTGCTCTTGTGTTTCTATTACATAAGTCTGGGACTTCCACTCACCTCTTGCAGAGACGCCGCTTCTTTCAGGTAAAACGGCAATAACTTTTCCTTGAATTTCCATTATTTTTTATTTAAAGAATTTTGTAAAACCAAATCGGCCAGCTCGTCAAAATAAGCTGCATCCTTGATAGCGGAGTCCTGCTCGCCCGTAACCTTTGATGCTATTGAGCCTTTCTGCATAATCAAGCTATAAAGATAGCCGTCGATGGTATTTGCACCCATGAGAATCCACGATGTAACCGCATTCTTCTGACCGTTACGGTAGGCACGGCATTCACACTGCGACAAGTCCGCCATCGTCCATGGGAGCTCGACGAACACCACATTGGAAGAAGCCGTAAGCGTAAGGCCTACGCCTGCTGCCTTGATGGAGCAGATGATGATTCTCTTTTTCCTAGCCTGAAAAGAATCGATAGCCCACTGCTTCTGCTGCTGGCTATCGGAACCGGTTACGGTGCAAACCTCATCCGGGAACTCTTTCTTGATTGCACTAACGACATCACGATGCTCGGCAAATACGATTATCTGCTCTTCGGTATCATGAAGGAACTCTATCGTCGCCTTCATCTTCCCTCGCCCGGATATCGAGCGAAGGTTCATAAACCTGACAAGAGCCTTCATTCTAAGCTTTTTCCTAGCCTCTTCCTCGGAGCAGCTCTTGTATTCGAGAAGGAACGTGAGCAGGTCTTTCTGACAGGTATCGTACTCTTCCTGCGTTTCAGGGTCGAGGGCGACACTGATGGTCGTTCTGGTCAGATCCGGCAAATCCTTAAGAACATCTTTCTTTTCTCTGCGGAAGTAGCATGTTTCGTGTATCTTCCGGTTAAGCTCTTCAAGATTCTCGTTCTCACCGTACCTGTTACAAAACTCGCCAAACCCTCCGAACTCGTCGTTCAGACGACCGAGGATAGCAAGCTGGCAGGCCAGGTCTGTTGCGTGATTGACAACGGGCGTACCTGTAAGCTCATAGATATACTCCTTACCCTGGCACAGTCCCATGATAATTTTAGACTGCCTTGTTGATGGATCCTTGACTCTTGCAGACTCGTCTATAATCACAGACTTGATAATCTTCAGTTCATCACGAAACAGGAAGTTTTTCAGCCGTAACGGTTTCGGACCGAGGCTTACGACGAAGTATTTTGCGAGCGACTCGTAATTACATATCACTACATCATACAGGTTCATCTTAGTAAGATGATATCCGTATGTCGCATTGACGGAATCGGTAAGAATGAGAGGCCGGAGGTTCGTAAACTTCTTTATCTCTCGTTCCCAATTAACCTTAAGTGCAGCAGGGCAAACAACAAGGCAGGGAGTTGCCTTTGCACGTTCAATGGCGACGATAGACTGAACCGTCTTACCGGTTCCCATGTCATCACCATTGATACAGCGCTTCATGGCAAGCTCCATGCGCACACCTTCTTCTTGATAATCGTATAATTTCGGTTTATCTGACATAATAATAAATTATAATAAACACCACATGCGGAAAGCCCATTCAAGAGCCTTCTCCCTACCACGCAAATACAACTCGTCACCACGTTCAATCTTCTTATAGAATACTTTCTTCTTGGTCTTGGAGACCGCAAAGATAAAGTCCATGTTTCCGTATCTTGGGTCTATACTGTGCGTAAGATCCATATACCATGCACGGCTTCTATCCCAATCGACGAAATCGATCTGAGCCTCAAATTGCTCCTGTGACGTAGCTGCGGTGGTCTTCAAATCACCGCCGAACTCGCCGAGCCACCAGTCGAACTTGCAGCGTACCGGAAGCTCGAACTCGAAGCCCTGGTATTCCATCTTCATATGCGGATTGATGAATGTTTTCTGACCGACCGCATTCTTCAGGACGAAATCAAGGAACCTATCCTTCGTTGCCTGTTTCTTCAGAACAGCAAGCCGGTCTAGCCCCCATTTCCAATCCTTCTCCGTATATTTCTCGTCATCGACCGTCATGGCGTAATGATTGCACTTTTCCGGTTCGGTAACGAGAGCGTCAACGAGAGTTCCGAGATGGAAAGCCTTTCTCTTGTCCTCTTCCTTTACGAAATTGAGCTGCGGGTTCAGGGCAAATTTCAACGCAGTGAGGTCCGAATTGGAGACCTCACCACGAGAATAATAAGGGTCAAACGGTTGTTCCGCCATATTACTTAGCTGTTACCTCATCCTCATATTTAATATAAGGAGAAACGATGTACTCTTCTTCGCTGTTTGCGTGTTTCTCGCAAGCCTTGCGCATGAATTCCAACTTAGAAGCAAGCTTATCAGGAGCCATCTTTGAGCCTTCGATCGTCCACCACTGCTGAATAATGTCGAGCCAGGCATTCTTGTCGGTAACAACAAGACGTTTCGTTACCTTGATTTTCTGCTTGCCAGTTTCTCCAACGGAAGTCTGAGCGAAGAGTGACTGGGCCTGTGCGGTAGCGTGCTGGGCTGCATTTTCTGCATCACGCTTCTCCTGCTCAGCCGCAAGCTTTCTCTGCTGCTCTTCCTTAGCAGCCTCATCAGCCTTACGGATAGCCTCTTCCTTAGCCTTACGTTCAGCCTCAGCAGCGGCAGCTTCTGCTTCCTTACGTTTGCACTCTTCCTCAGCAGCCTTCAGCTCGGCTTCCTTTGCCTTGCGTTCAGCCTCGGCAGCTTTCCGCTCTGCCTCCTTGCGCTTGCGCTCCTCCTCGTCCTTGATACGCTGAATCTCCTCCTGCTTCTTGCGCTCTTCCTCAGCAGCCTTACGTGCTTCCTCCTCTTTGCGCTTACGCTCCTCTTCAGCCTTGCGAGCTTCTTCTTCCTTACGTTTGCGTTCCTCTTCTGCCTTCTTGATTTCAAGAAGTTCAGCAATCTTAGAATCAAACTTCATAAGAAGCTCATCACGTGTAGCATTTACGGTCTGCTTATAAGATGCAAGCAACGATGCGGAAATCTCCTTGTATGCGCCGTTCATAATATCCTTTGCATCATTTTCCTCAATTTCGGAAGAGTATGAAGGCTTGTTATTAACGAACAGATGTCCGAGGTCAAGAACATCAGAACACTCTGTAATACGCTTCTTAACTTCATCCTTGTTGTCAAGGGTGAGAAGAGAGAACGTGTTATTAAGTGAGTTGATAGCAGCAGAAGAATGCTCTGTGAGGAGATTGTTCAAGATATCAATCGTATCAGTCTTCAGCTTAATCTTGGCCTCCTTGATGCGCTCCTGGCGCAGGCGTTCCTGCTCTGCCTTACGCTGCTGTTCAAGCTTGTATGCCGCATACTCGTTGCGTTTCTCCTGAATCTTATAGACAACAGAATCGGTGTTCTTGATAGAGATAAGGTTCTCCATCATAGTAAAACCCTTACGGACAATATCGAACACTTGGGTAACACCCTTACGTTTCTCCGTCATTGCTTTCTCTGTCAGTTTAGCTTTCTTGATAAACTCAGCGGCTCTCTCGTCAAGAGCATCGTTCATTCCGGATACGCCAATATCAAACAACAGAGACTCACCTGCATTCACGCATGCCTCATAAGATTTCCTGTTGGCTTGCACCGCATTTTCCGTATCAGATTTTAGCGTTGCAATCTGTCTTGTAATATTGTTGGCTTGTTGTTGTACCAACTGCAATTCTGTATTTTCTGCCATATATAACAATTTTAAAATGGTGAATCACTATCAACCTTTACCTTGACGCCTTTATCTTCCGGTGCGGCATCACCAGTACCAAAGGCTTCCTGAGTCGGTTTCTGCTGAGTCTGCATGTCGATATCGGCCTGCAAAAGAGCGCCCAGACCAACCTTCAGTTTAGGATAGCCCTTGAACGCATGCTTGCATGTCTTCGAGATAAGGAAGCCTGTATCAATATCCTTGAAGTACGTTCTTCCATCGCTGCCGACATAGTTTCCTCCGTAAAGGGCATTAGCCTTGCGGTCTTTCCCGCCGAATTTAGCCGAATACTCACGCAAGCGGTCAATACCTTCGCGGTCAAGAACGAAGTAATCGTAGGCATTGTTCGGAAGAATAATCTTCACGTAACAAGCAACGATGTATGAATTTTCAGGTCGAGGATAAGTCTTTGCGTAATCAACGTACTTATGACCATCTCGTTCACCGAAACGAAAATCGTCACAATTGTAAACTACTACAGGATTGTCACAACGAACAATCTGACCGGCTCGCTGGCGAAGAAGAATCTCGCCATATCCAGTATAGGTGATCTTGGCCGTATAATTCGTTTGTCTAGTATTCTTGTCGTAGTTACTGTAACCCATGAGGTAACAGAGTGTCGTAGTTCCCTTTTCGAGAGACAATCCGTTAATTGCAAGGTTCATGAAGGCATCGTGAATATTCAAAGATGGAGCCTTTTCAAGATAGCCCTTGAACGAGCCATTGAGAAGTTCTTCGTTGAAGAATGCCTTCTGCTCTTCAAAGAATACTTCTCCACCCTCTCCGAACTTCTGATTGTACACCTCGATAAATCTGTCTCTTGCCAAATCGCAAATCTGATTATGAGGCGTTTTGTTTAATTGCTCTATATCCATTTGTATAGAATTAAAAATTAATGTACCCTATCTAAATACCTGAAGTAAGTTTCCACCGTCACGCTTTCGCCCTTTTCATTAAGGCGTTCATAATGAAGTGGAACCTTACCGAGTTTTCTACCCTCACCTTCAATGTAGTTGAGGTATGCCGCCTTTCGGGCCAGCTGTACCGACTTGCTTCGTGGAAGTTCCATGATGCACGCATGCACCTTACGCAAGTCAAGTACAGCAAAGGCCATCTTGGCGGGCATTTTTGCTATTCTGTTATCCATTTCTGTCATTACACTTCCATAATAGGAATCTCAGGACAGAGCTTACGAATCTTATCAAGCTCCGTATTGATGATCTTGTCGCGGGATTCTTCGATGATACATTCTGCATCAGCAGAGATAAGCGTCAGTAATGCCATGTTGCCTTCGACGTGAGCGATAGTCTCGATTGAAAGCTTCTCAGGCTCTGCGCCCTTGAAAATAGGAATATTGATAGTGAACGATGGAGGAAGATTAGAGTCTACAGCCTTCTCATAGTTGTCAGTCACGGAACCATTGTCGCTGTATTCCTTCTTGATTGTTGTCTGAACCTTCGCCGAGAAGCTCTTGAGGAGATTGACGAGCTCCATGTTCTTCTCCTTTGTCTCGAAGTAAGAACGGTTGAGACGGAAGAAGTCACCAAGTTGTACCGGCTTCCACAACTTTCCATCGTTGATATGAAATCCCTCAAACTGACGAGACAGCTGAATAGAGCCGATGATAGTCTGTGTAGTGCGCTCATCATTCTCGTTTGTAACAAGAGTAACAACGAGCTTCTCTCGATTAACCAGGATATGCGTATGCTCTTTGTCAATCTGCTCTGTACCCCAACGCTTCTCAAGGAAGGCATAGATACAGGTAATAACACCGTCTACCTGAAGATTAAGAGGCTCCTTTGCAGGAAGCTTATAAGGGTTCTCGTTACCTACCTCACGGAGAACAATCTCCGCATGATCCTGTCCAGGAGCGAGGTCTATCTGCAATTTTTCATTGTTCATTTTACAAAATATTTTAGAATTTAGAAACTATGTGAAAGCAGACTACATAGCCTGCTGATCACGATTAATTGAGTATACATTGCTAGGTAGTTCGTCACGTGTTGCCGGACGGGAAGAAACAAGATTACCCTCCTTGTCATAGAAGGCAGTCATCTTTGCTTCACGGTCAACGAACTTGTAAACCTTCTCGTTAACCATGCTACCCTTCTGCTTGATTTCCTTAAGGAGAGAAGAAATCTCTTCCTTGATAGGTTTCAGCTCTGCCTTTTTCTGCTCACGGAAATCCTTGATTTCCTCCTCGATATCAGATGCTCGTGCAGACTGAAGAGCGAACAGGTCCTTCTTCTTCATCAGCTCATCAGAATTGAATCGCTTGATGAACTCCATTTTCTCAACAGAGTCCGCGTTGTTGGCGAGGAAATCCTCACGCTCCTCCAGGTCCTCATACTCATGACCGAGGGTTGCTGAAATAGTTGCTTTTTCTTTTGCCATTGTGTTATATGAATTAATGTGTTAATACTCGGCGCCAGCGTCCACGCTTAAATTTCTTGTCCGCGTGAATTCCGAACAATTCCGGTGTTGTTACGCCATTCATCATAGGAAGCACATTGCCCTTCTTCAAAATACTTTCGAAATGAGAAGAAGTGACAGGAGCGTGGCAGATGATGTTCTTCTTGACATCATACAGGTTGCCGTACTTTGATACTACGCCCATTACACGTCCTCCTCCATTATTTTCAACAACTCACGGAAACCTTCAGCGCCATGCACCTCTCCGTTTTTCACTTTTTCCTGGAGTTCGCCGAGCTTCTTCATCTTAGCGAGGAAAGAGTTCTTCTTGTCCTCAAGCGAATTGAGGCGCTTGGTGATTGCCAGTTCCTGGGTATCACTGAGAATGATGTCCAATGCGATGCCGGCGAAAAGGTTCGTATTATTCTCCCTCTTGCCTTCATCATCAATCTCGTCGATATCACGAGTAAACTGGTTTTTGCCGTCGATAACCTTCTTGATTTCATTGAACTCAGAAAGATTCTTCGAGATGTCGAATGCTCTGTCAACAAGAGCCTGCTTGTCAATTACTACACTGACGATAATTTTGTCTTTGTCCATAATTTAAAATATTTAGAATTAAACTACTAGTCTTCCTTATCCCAACCAAGGAGATGTGCGACGAATGCGCATGCAGCGAACATAGCTACTGTTGCTATGAGACTATTGATAATAATAACCATATCTTCTTGTTTTATACCTTATTATATAATATAGCAATCGGACGGTGGATAATCAACGATTTTCCACTCGTTCTTCTTTATCTTGATAGCCTTACGGAATATCACAACAGACTCGCCGTTATGACGTTTCCTATTGTGAGCGATAAGTCTTGCCACCACAGCCTTTGTTGTAATCGAGAACTCTCTGAGCTTTGAGGTATAGAGGCTCTTGACATCACATATCACAATCTTCTCGCCTTCCCGGTAAACGAAGTCGGCAGTATAGTTGTGGCCGTAAAGCAATGACCTTCTTTCATACTTGACCTTAGTTTTAAGCTGCTTTGGTCTCAGCATCCATACAGGCTTAATTGCCGTGATGGTTACCTGTCTGTGAATACAGCTTATATTAGGATCATCGAGGATTGTCTGCAAGTACAGATACTCCTCTCTTGAATCGTATTCGTTCCCGTCATGAGCGTAATACTTCTTTGAACCTACGCGTCCCATGTCTTGCCGGCCTCCGCTCCGGGATTTTTGAAAAGCAGATTGATAGCATCAGAGCCATACCTCTGCCACATTTTATTACACCACTGAATAAGATATTCACCCTTTCTGGCTTCAAGTCTACCATCCGTATATTTCGGTTTAATGCGAACAGTAATGTCCTTTCCGTTCTGTTCTATGCTTTCAACGCATTCCAGATTCCGAAGAGCATTAATGTTTTCCTTACTGATTCTTATTATGTTTTTAACTTTCATCTATAGTAAAACCTCTCCGTTTAGCCAACCACGCAAGGCAGAAGAGGTGATTGCACGTGGTTATTTGTGAGATGGAGTAGAAATCAATATTAAAGGGAGGAGGGACAATAGACACCCTCACTCCCAAAGATAATCAAAAACTGTAAATTTATGGCACTCACAATTAAGTGAGCCACATGCAGGACTCGAACCTGCGGCCTGTCGGTATCTTGGACTGCTCTGACCAACTGAGCTAATGTGGCTTGTACCTCCTACTTTCACAAGCAAGAGGATATTAATACTCAAATTAAAATATAAATGACTTATAAGAAAAAGTGCCGACCTCTGTCAGCTAATGAAAAAATATTTTTTGAAATTTACCTACTTGGGAAGCCCAGGGGAGACTCCAACTCCCAACCTCGCGAAAAGTACCACGGCTCTATGCAGTTGAGCTACTGGGCGACACATAAGTTAACCAATCAAAATTCTTGAAAAATGAAAGAAAATTGGGACGAGAGGATGGATTCGCACCATCGACCTCCAAGGACACTTCCCCTGGCGCTCTACTACTGAGCTACTCTCCTCAGAAATAAAAAAATAATTCCTTCTAAAAGAAATAGACGTATCCTATCTTCTCAGACAAGATACGCAAGAAACAATCTTTTCACATATAAACAATTTAGAGCTTTAAAAATAAACATTTGTGGCAGGTACAGAACTCGAATCTGTGACCTCTAGGTCATGAACCTAGCGAGCTACCAACTGCTCCAACCTGCGATGTGTGCAGCCTATCTTCACAGACGAGCTGCATTTTTAATTGAATAAATTAGGATACAATGAATTATATGTTGGAGGAGACGGAGGACTCGAACCCCCATCTCACGACGATAAGAACGGTATCATCTAGTTGTCGCTGTGCTTCCAATTACACCAGCCTCCTCTGAGTTGTTATATGAATGATGAAGATAAATCATCTTTTTGGATTTTTCAGAACTTTTCCATGTTCACCAGACTGCAACGTTTTAGGCAGTGCTTGCACCGACAATTCTTCGTTCCGGTGTAGTCCGTCTGCTTACTTGATGCAGATTAGCTGGATTTTCGTATGTCGTGCGTCCTTTCGCCAGGTCACGGCATCCATTGATGCTCTCCAGTTACTTCTTTTACACGCATACTATTTCTGTGCATCAACATGTCAAAGAACTATCTTCTATGTCCGCTCAATGAGAAACTCTCATCTGACGCAAGATTGTCGCTGCCCGAACGACCTACTTTATAAGGTATAAGGACTTACCTTTGCGCCGTCAGAGAGGAATTCAACTACTAAACGGAACTAAAAAAAAGAGTGTGACTGAGGCGAGGCTCAAACTCGCGACCCGGTGATTAGGAATCAACCTGCTCTATTCAACTGAGCTACTCAGTCTGGTTTGGGGCGAAAGAAGCTAAACGAACAGACATCGCCCCAAAGTGTCTACCGCTGTAGACGTAAACAAAATAACTAACAACATGCTCTCACGAGCAAATGAAACAAACCTATAACTTTAACCATACCAATATTTCAACACACTTTATGCTCTTCAATGAGCTCATCTATATCGGACTTTTTAAAGAATGCGGTGTTACCTATCATATAATGATGAATCTGGCCGCTCTTTCTCAAGTCGTGTATATAACCAGTGCTCATGCCAATATACTTGGCGAACTCTTTTGTGGAGAGCCAAATCTTTTCGACAGGCTCTACTGATACTTTCTTGCGAGGCATAGGCTTTATCTTTTAACCAATTCCTGTTCTATAGTAGGTATAACACCTCGATTCTTCAGCTCATCATACAGAAACAGCCTACCTTTCTGAGTCCACTTTGTATGCATCACAGACCCTGATGTCCCATTCGAATGAACGATAGGAACTGTTTCGGAATGAACATATCCGCAAGGTAGATATTTCGCATACAAGATCCACTGACCACCGACCTTGTGCTGAATACCATAGTTTCTGAGCATTATATTGAATGCCTTTGCTGACTTTCCGTAGTCCTGAGCTATCTGAGTAGTCGTTACAGTTTCCTTACTTGCCAATATCATATCAACATAGTTGACTTTTGGCTTCATATCAGAAATTGTACTACTTAGCTCAACAATTTCCTTATCCTTTGCATAATTCTCGGTTTCTAGTGCTTTTATGCGCTCCTCTCTCCTTTTAAGAGTGGCTTTAGCGACAATAAGAGCTCTAGCCATCAAGTCTTCCTCGGACTCTTCGTCAGCCATGGTCATATACCCTCCATCTTGACGAATACTAGGAAGAACTTCACTCGTTACCCATCTTTTAAAGTCCTTTGCTTGTGGTAACTTGCTACCAAAAATCAAGGCATAAAGACCAGACTCGCTTATGAAGTTTGTATTCTGCTTTCTTCCTTGGGAATCTATGACCTCACGTTTCGTTAGGTCATCGTCATCAACGTGATCACCTACAGCTTTCCAGGGATTTGAAAATCCAAGCGCCTTACATACATCACTTGCACAAAACAGAGGTTCTTTCTCCGTCCCCTCGATTCTAATAGTCCCAAACATCGGACTGATCTTCTTTAAGTGAATATCGTTCATATTTTACATATTTAAGTTTA